TTATATGCGTATATAAATATATAATACAACCATATTTATTATGTATTTACCTGGAGAAAAACATGGCAGATGTGCCTGAGAACTTTTCAATGACGCCTGAGCAAATTGCACAGATGCAAAATCAACAACAAGCAGCAAATCCATTGTTAAAATACATGAGACAAGCAAGTATTCATGTTAAACTGCCTAGCAATGGCGTGTTCTGGGCACAAGGATGCTTGGAAATGCCAGTAACTGGTGAACTTCCGGTATTGCCTATGAGTACGCAAGACGAAATCACCCTAAACACGCCTGATGCACTAATGAATGGTGCTGGTGTTGTAAGCATGGTATCCAGTTGTATTCCGAACATTAAAAATCCATGGATGATCCCAATTACTGATCTAGACACTATTCTCATCGGTATTAGAATTGCCAGTTATGGCGAAACTATGGATTACAGTAGTAAATGCCCAAGTTGTGAAAACACCGATGATTATGAAATTGATCTAAGACAGTTTTTGGACATGCCTGTAAACATGACTATATATGATGCTCCGTTTGAATACAAAGGCATGACTGTGTATATACAACCTCTAAATTTTGAAAACATCAATCAACAAAACTTAGAAACGTTTGAGCAACAACGTCTAGTAATGATGGTTAATAATTCAGAACTAAGCACTGAGGACAAGCAGGCAAGATTCCATGAAATATTTTCTAAGATGACAGAATACACCATCAAGGGTGTAAGTGGGAGTATCAGAAAAATTATCACACCAGAGGGCGTTGAAGTTACTGATCCTAGTCACCATTATGAATTTGTAAAAGGTGCAGAACGTCAGTTTTATGATAAACTACGCAAACATGTAGAAACCGTACAGAAAGCAATACCTGAAAAAACAGTTAGCACTAATTGCAGCGAATGCAATCACAGTTACGATACTCCATTTACATTTGACCAAGCAAATTTTTTCGCATTCGCCTCTTAGCATTAAGCAATTCCGAGATTGAGGGGCTACTAAAGGATTATGATAACAACGTTCGTACAATAAAACAGAACGTTGCTCGCATTGCTTGGTATATGAGAGGTGGAGCAACCATGAGTGAATTATACGCCATGGCACAAAGTGACTTTGTTTACTTTAACGAAGTTATTGAAGACAATTTCGAACTCAGTAAGAAAGCTAAACAGATAATACTTTAGGAATGAGCTAAAGCTCATTCGTTCATTTCACTTCGTTTCATTCACTTTTTTTCTTTATTAGAACATATAATTTAATGAGCGAAGCGAAGTGCTATCATCTCGAAGTTGAACTCATACTTCACCCGTTGCCGGGTGAAGCCATGAAAAAATACGCCATCATCTGCGTGTCTCGCTCATCTGTTATAAGAAGATTGCATTGCTGCACGGAGGCGGAAACCCGTTTACCCCCTACTTCAGCCTTCACTGATAGTTTCGGAACCTTCGATGTACCATAACAGCAATACATGTCCAGTCGCGGTTGCTTTTTCTCAGAGCCGCTATCTTTTGTGCCTAAAGTTGGTTTTACTTGTGTCAACGACGGTTTAATGCGCAGACCGTAAACGCTAAATTATTTCTATTGTGACACTATCTAGCCATTTAATTGTTTGTTGTTGAGAATACCTTTTTGATGTACTCTCACTCTAATGTGCCCGTTGTACCATTCGTCAGATTCTAATACTTTGTGTGTGAATTGTTCTCTCGCTTCAACGTAACTTAGTTCACTTTTGCTTGCGCAATAGAACAGTATTTCACGTTTGAAACTTTGTGGGCCTAGTTCAGCAACGTCTGCTGATAGTTCGTCGGATGAGCCATAATATTCGCGCCAGTCTGATTCTACTTTGGTGCGCCGTTTGTTTTTTCTGCCTTTGAGGGGTGGTTTAGTTTTTTTGAATTGTGCCAGTTTTTTGCCAATGTATTTTCGATTGTTAGTCAAGTTTGTAATCAAATACACAAAGCCCACGGTACCTTCTGGTAGTTCTTCAACAATTTCGTCATTATAATACCAAGGTTCCATGTGCTTTGTATATATGCAGAATTACATGCTGTTCTTCTTTTCCTGAATCTCAGCGCGGCGTGCTTTAGTAAGTTTGCCTAGTTCGCCCAGTGCTTTACGAGCGCGAGTTGCTGCGGCTTTTACGCCTTTAGTTTCGAATGCTTCGTGTTCTTTTAGGTATGCTTCGTATTGTTCTACAATTTGTTCGTGTGACATTTTATGTCTCCTTATTTTATATATTATATTTTATATTTTTTTAAGTGTCAACTTATAAACTTAACCAGCCTACCACTGCTTTTTTCTCAGTAGTAAAGTGAGCACTACAATGAAATAGTGTTCTGTCAAACGCTAATAAGTCTCCTGCCTTCCAATGGTATGCCTGCAGCAATGTAAGATAGTGCTGATCCTCTGCATGACAATGGCTGCAATATTTTTGCCAATCGTTATCGCTAATGTATGTTTCTAGTTTGGCATTATTTTTTTTATATTCGCTAAAATTATTGTATTTGCCTGTTTGTTCAAATATTACAGTAGAAAAATTGCCTTCAGTTAACGGCATTAGTACTGTGTATGTAGGCAAGTGTTTATCAGTATCGTTAACAATTACTTGATTTTTTGTTGTGTACCAATCACTGTGTACATCATATGCACGCCGAGCATGCATTACTTGAATTGTATCCCACTGATTGTTTTTAAATGCTGTGTGTTTATGCAAATTATTAAGTATATCAGTTGCAAAGTCGCCGTCATTATCAAGCCATTGTTGTCCTGTTGTAACAACATTGCTGCCGTATACACCATGATTATCAGATAAGTCTTCGATGGGCTCTCTAAAATTGAGTGCGTATTCTATCTGATCCTTATCTAAGAAATTTTTGATTACTAATGTTTTCATGCTGATTCTGCCATTCTGTTTAGTATCATCAAGTCTTCAAGTGCTCTTGCTTGTGGTATTCGATATTTTGTTGTATGCTTGTGCAATTCTAATCTGCGTCTTATACGTTCTTTTAGTGTCAAATCTGGATTTATGCCTGATTTCCAAGTGTAACTACTTCCTGGCTTTATTTCACTGTTGCTGCCTGGTTCATAAATTTGATACTTATCCAACATCGATTGGTTTGTAAGAGGAGTTCCGTCAATATAATGCAGTGTGGCACCCCAACGAATCATTTCTAAAACACCAGTTTTTGCATAAGGAGCATATCGCTGAATACCTCGTATATTATCTTCGTGGTCCAAAATTGATTCTGTAGGATATCCCACAATCATCAACCAAATATTACTAATACCCCACAGCGCACATTGTTTAATATGGTAATCTATATCTTTGTTACTAAATTTCTTTTTCATTTCAGTGCGTACACGTTCACTAAAACTTTCTATACCAATGGTTATTTGTTTGCAACCTGCATAATACATTGCTTCGTAATGACTTGGTAGCATTTGATGCTTTGGCCTTGCAATAAATTGCCCAACGTATGATATATTTTTTAGATCAGAATTTTTTGCTTTTTCTTCTGCCAGTAACTGATTGAATTTATAAAAATTACTCACACTTCCATTGATCAAACTATCTGTAAATTCAAAACGTTCGACACCCAGATCATAATAGTGTTTTTTAATTTCTTCGACAATTAATTCTGCTTTGCGATACCTAAAAACAGGCCATATGGTTTCGATGTCACAAAAACTACATTTGCGCACACAGCCTCTACTTCCGGTAATAAAAACAGCGTCGGCTTTATAATCTGAAAAGTTAATTCCATAATAATTTGGGATAGGATAGCTATCTAAATCATCTTCTTGCGCACTTGGTCTTAGTAACGTTTGTGTTGTTCCTTGCAATATTTCTGCAAACGTAATTTCGCCGTCACCATATACAACGTGGTCAACATGATTGTTTTCTAATAACCATTCCCCAAGGCTTGTTTTGCCTTGTGCATAGCCGTCAATGTTATTCTGACAGCCGCCGCCGCCGATTATGATTTTATAATTGCGATTATTGTCAACTAGATCTTTATCGGACAACAAATGCATTGCAATTCTTAATCCCCAATAACTGAGAACACTGATACAAATAAAATCATACTTGTGTGCGCAATCTACCACATGTGCTTTCCAACTTTCATTTATAACAGACAACACTGAACTATCACAACTATCGGTTACTCCAGTTAGCCAGTTATCCATAGTGAGCCATTGCGTATCATTAAATGTTCTATTCAGCACTACATTAAAATCTAAAAAATTGTAGTCAACATTATTTTCAGCACAAACTCCAGCAAGCACGCCGAGTGCAGCAGGAGGTACCATTAAATCTGTCTTTGGTAAATTGATTAATAATGCACGTTTCATATTTTCTTTTCTAATGTATTTACAATATCCCAATGGAAACTATCTACGCCTAAATACGCATCGTTATTAAGATCCAAATTTCCACTGTCACCAATGTGAATTTTTTTATAGTGAATAATTTTTTCAAAGTAATCATCGGCCCAGTACTGGTTGAACACAAAATCTAACTTATGATCCCATTGGTTAATTTTAGCAAGCCCATAATTTACTAAGTATTGATTAAAGCGTATAATAGGCTCAATGCGCCATGGCTCGAAAAATATTTCAACTTTGTCCGAGTGTCTAACACGAAAGTATGTTCCGCTACGTCTAACTTTTGGTCGTACTATTTTATTATTTACTTCAATTCGAATCATTGACAAATTAGGATGATACACACTGATTATATTATATTTGTTCATACTAGTTCTACATCAGTATCATAGCTAGTAAAGCCATTTTCTTTGATAACTTTAAGCACATTGTTTACACGCCCTATAAGTTCATCTTTGTGGCTTACTAGCCAGATACTTTTGTTTCTTTCTCTGCTCATGCGCTTTAGTACGCCCATGGCATTTTCTACACCTGCTGAATCCATTCCACTGTCTACTAGTTCGTCGATAAACAGTAAGTTGATTGGCTGATATAGACTTTCCCAAACATCACGGAACGCCCAACTTAGTGAAAGTATAAGTCTGTTGCGCTCTCCTCTGCTCAAGTTGTCAAAGTCTAAATCTCTACCCAGTTCTTGTATTTCTACAGTTAGGTCATTTTGGAATACCACTGTGTGTGGTAATCCAACTGCACCCAAGTATCCTTCTAGTCTTGTGTTCAAGTATGCAAGATTTTGATCAATGATTCGTTTGCGGATAAAACTGTCTTTGTTTGTTAACAGTTTAAGCAAGAACTCTTGATGATTCTGTACACGGGTAAGTTCGTTAATCGTATCCCAGGTAACTTCCTGTACTGCAGTAGTTTCCATGTCTGCTATTTGATCGGTGTAAGGGTCACTTTCATCTTGCTTACTTTGTAGTTGTGACTCCAATGTGGATAGGCTTGAACGATGGTTGTGTGCATCAGTGGCGCTATCATAGAAAGTTCGCGGTTTACTTGGTACTGTTTCTTCTTGAGTTCTGAGCTCTGCAATTGCTGCTTGTAGTTCTCCAAGGAAACTATTTGCTTCGTCATATTCTTTCTCCGCTTTTTCAATCTCTTTTTTATGGCTGTCCAAGTGTTCGATGCTTTGATTGCAACTGTGACACACTCCGTCTTGCCAGCCTTCTAATGCTCTCTTTGCTTTAGCAACATCGCGCTCTGCTCTGCCTTCTTGGGCTTGTAGTGCAGCAACATCTTTTTGTAGTTGAACTTGTGTATTGTTCAGTGTGTTCCAGTCCGCAAGTTCGGTGTGCGCTCTAAGTTCTTCATCAATATCAACATGACTAAGATCGTTGATTGCTGTTTTAAAGTTAGCAATGTCCTGATCTTTTTTATCTTGCCACATGCGCTGTCTGCGTTTGAGTGCATCAACTTGTTCTACAATCTTACCGTTAGCATCTTCAACTGCTTTGATACGGAATTCTTCTTCTTGAATCTTGTTTTTAGTTACACGCACCATCTCTTTGAGATTCTCTGCTTTTTCAGACAAAATTGTAATACCCAATAACTGTTCAATAATAGCACGTTGATCATTGGTGCGCATACTCAAAAATGGTTCACTGTATGTGTTCAGTGCAACAACATGTTTGAACATGTCGTGCGACATACCCAACAGTTCTTCAATAGCCTTTTGTGTTTCCCTGCTATCGCCTTGTGCGTTGTCGTCTGTTTCTTGTTCATTGTTGTTGATGTAGAACTTTAGCACATTAGGCTTGCGGCCGCGCTCGATGCGATAACTTAGTCCATCTTTTTCAAACTCAACTGTGACCAACATGTTTTTGCCATTGGTCTTGTTGATTAAGTTATCCTTGCGAATGTTAGTAAGCGCATTGCCATACAGCGCATAACTTAGTGCATTGATGATAGTGGTCTTGCCAGTGCCATTTCTACTGCCAGCATCACCTCCACCTGTGTCCAAGTTTTCACCTAGCACTAGTGTAAGGTCATTGCGGTTAAAGTCAATGGCTTGTGTGGTATTGCCCACACTCATAAAGTTTTTTACTGTAAGTGTATCTAATTTGAACATGTGTTTATTATACAGCCTTATGCATAGTTTCGTAAATCTTTAAATTCTGGAAAATAATCTTCAAACTTTTGATTCCTGTTACGATCTTTATCGTCGGTAAGTCTAAAAAACTCACCAAGCAAATGTGTATCACTTCGGCTTGTCATAAAAGTTCTTACTTCAATCCATTTGTTAATCAAGCCGATGCTATTTGGTACAGTTTTAAGATATTCTATATGACTATGTATTTTTACTAGGGCTATATTTTTATAATGATCCGGCAACACAGTAATTGCTTGATCACCAGGATTAACTAATAAGTTAAAACTTATATCTTTGCAATCTACTCCTAAATCTATCCATCGCTTTTGTAGTTCGGGAAGGTTATAAAGATTCATCAAGTGTAGCACACTGGTAATTCTAAATGTTACATTCTTTAAATTTTTGATTTTGTTGTAATTGCTTTCCAGTGTTTTGTAGTCAACCCCGTGCCTTACATAATTGCTTTGATTTCCTATTAGATCAATGCTTGCGCCAATAGTGATATTGTCAAATTTACTCCAATAATCTATAATGTTGTGCTTCTTAAATTTTAACAAACTAAAATTGGTATTATAAGATATCTTTATATCGGTTTTTTTGTTGTCTATTAATAATTGTAATATACGATAATGTTCTTCATTTATCAAAGGCTCGCCGCCTGCAAAATAAACATGTTCTATGTCATTTATATTTTTATTAATATATTCGAATTGTTTTTCAACTAGTTCCGGCGAAAGCACTTCGTCTTTATATTTTGTAGTACCATAAAGTTTTTCTTCTTCTTGTGCAATTCGATTGCTAAATTTACCACTACACATTCTGCACATTAAATTACATTTATTGCTTAATCTAATATCTAAAAATCTTAGTTTAAATTGTTTTTGATTATTATAACCAGCCCAGTTGATATTTGCTTTATGGCGGTCACTGATAATACCAATATCTTCATACTGCCAACAGCGGTTACATGCATCAGGCCTTTCGCCTCTTATCATTTGATCTCTGACAGGCTTAGTGCTAATTTCATCTAAGTTTTGATGATTAATGTTTCCCAATGGATAATTTTCATTGCCAACACAACAAGGCATAACAAGACCTTGTGGATTTACATATTTGTGAACCCACGGTAATACACACATAGTATCGCCTTTATACACAGCCTTATTAAATTCACCTTTTATAATTTTATATTTTATAATTTGGTCTTCGTTGCTGTATAGTTTACGCAGTGTTTCTAGTTCGCGTTCAATATCCGTGTTGGTTGTAACAAGTTCAACAAAAAAATATGGAAAGTCTAATCTTTGTAACTCTTTGTGTAACTGTGTGAGTTTGTCACCGCATGCAGTGCTATTCGGATATGTATCGCCGTCAACGTATTCTATAGTAATTGCTACTTGCATAGGATCGGTATAAAACGGTAAAATATCATCGCCTATGTTTAATACATTCATTAGAGATTCCTATAAATGTCTAACATTAAGTTAGTGTCATATTGTTGACTATCAATCTGTTGCAGTTGGCTGGTAACAATAGTGTCTACGCTTTCGAAGTTAATCTCACCTGAGATTTGCATGTCCATGTCTTCAACTTTTACAGGGATCAAACTCATTTCGCGCAGTTGATACTCATCCATAAAAGTTTCTTTGATAAAGTTTGCTTCTTCATAACTGATGTCTACATCCAAGTTAACACGAGCATAGGTTTTAGGACCTAGATACTTTTCAGGACCTTCCAGTAGTTGGCTGATCTTTAGCATGCGATACTTAGGCTGTTCGGGCCAAGCAATAAACTCTCTTGTGCCGTCCCAGTCTAGTATCATCATACCTCTGTCATCATCCCACGCATCACTGTAGTTGTGTGCAAACGCATTGCCTGTGTAAACAACATTGCCTTTTTCTTGCCGCTTGTGAAAATGTCCTGTAAACACAGTGCCACAACGACCAAAGTCATCTGCATTAAGTTCACCGTGATCTGGCATCTGTACCATAGCGTTCATATAAAAGTGAGGAAGTTCAAAGTGACCAATCACATAGTCAGCGTTTACTTTACGCATCTGCTTGTGTTCATCACCTACTAACCATGGAATAAATGCTACACCGTCTACTGTAGTAATGTCATTGTAAAGTTGAATGTTCTCAAACTTTTTAATGAAAGCAATACTGTTGTAGTCACGCTTGTCTCTGTAGTATTCGTCATGGTTGCCTGGGATAAAGTGTATTGTATCAAACGAATCGTTGAGCAAATCCAATGCGGCAATACTGTAGTTCAGTGTAGCAACATTGATGCTTGCTCGTTGATGATGCCAATCGCCCATAAAGATGCAGGTATCTGCACCTTGCGCTTTAGCCTCTTTACAAAACCAAGTTACAAAGTCCAAACAATCCTTGTTGAAAGTCTGGCTATTGCTTTTGTTACCAAAGTGAATATCCGTGAATACGGCGGCCCGTTTGAACAAACTCATGTGTGTATTATAGCACCTTATGTGTTATTGTCAAGTAATAGGATCTGAACTCTTTGCTAGTTCGTTCTCAGTTTGTCTAGTATAACTAGGATTTAGACCAGCACTTTCGAGAATATCATCTCTGATGCTCTGATTTTTCTTTTCCAAGTTTAGCACTCTTGTGAAACTGTTTGTAATTGCTGCAGTGTAATAAGCAAATGGATTTTCACTCTTACTTTCATCAAACTGTAGTCCAATTTGTGTAAGTTGCAACAGTGCTTGGCTACGCATTTCATCATTGTAGGTATAGCCGCGCCAGTTTGAACGTGTGCCGTATCGTTCGCATAGTTTCATATACATGCGGGCAAGTTTGTTAGTGGTGCGACCGTGTGACTTACTGAAGTTCCCATTCTCTAGTCCACCTTCCCAATGACTTTTACCAACACAAACTGCAACATCGTCATCATCTAGTTTAAAGTGTTGAAAAGGAGGAAAGTTGCACTGCACATGATGGTCAGCAACAGTTTTAGGATTCTTCTTACGACCAGGATGCAGTGGGATGTGATCATGTGTCATAACACGGAACACAACATCTTGCTTGCTAATTTTCTTCCAGTCTACAGCAAAATCTGCTTGCTTGACCTTTTGTCCTTCGGCACGAGCAGCCTCATATGCTTGTTTTTGCAAACGATCTGCTTGGTTGCGCTTTGCCTGTGCAATGGTCCGAATGTTAATTTTTTCTACATTTGGCAAGATAATGTCATAAACATCATCGCCTTCTGCAACAAAACTACTGTAAGTGTTCTTAGATAAATGAATTTCTTTCAACAAATCGCGATTGTTGAGATAATTTTTCCTTTTGATCATGTAATGTGATTCCTTTTATATGCGTATATTATACAGCCTATAAATATACTTATCAAGTAAAAAAACAAGGATTTGATAAATGGCATCACTATTTGATATGGGTTCACAATTTGCTAAGAATCCGCAGAACTTTGCACAAAATGCAGGTTCTCAGATACAAAGCATTGCGGCTAAAGCAATTCCAGCTGGACTAGACGCAAGTGCTAGTAGGTTGTTACAAAGTGGATTGAACTTTGGTGGGGCAAATATTCCCAGCTTTGGTGGTGGATTCACAGCACAGTTTGCACAAACAGACAAGCGAGTTAGACTTGCACTAAGTCCAGGCAGTGGGCCTATGCTTTATAAAGATCCTAACAATAGTGTGCTTTCTCCACTTGCAACAACAGGCGGCGTGCTATTTCCTTATACACCAACCATTAGTATAAGTCATAGTGCGCAATACTCAGGCACACACCCTACACACAGCAACTATGTGCAGCATAGTTATAATGCAAGCAGTGTAGATAGTATCACAGTTGATGGTTACTTTACAGCCAACGATCCAGATGAAGCACAGTATGTGATGGCAGTAATACACTTTTTGCGCAGCGCATATAAAATGTTTTTTGGAAATGACAGACTGGCAGGCACACCACCGCCGGTGCTAAGACTTAGTGGACACGGATCGCTTAACTATAACAGTGTTCCTGTTGTACTACAAAACTTTGCAGAAATTATGCCAGCAGACAGAGATTATATTGAAGTTCCTGGATCAGGTACACTAATACCTACATATCTACCAGTGACACTTAACCTGATGCCAATATACAGCAAGAATCAAATTGGCAACTTTAACCTGGATAGTTTTGCAAGAGGCGATATGATTGGATCACCAAATGGATCGGGAGGAATGTTATAATGGCAGTTACATACACAGCAGATAGTCCGTATGCTAATACACAACAACATAGTTATTATCTAGATATTCTGACACCACGCTTTATTCGTCCTTCAAAAGACGATGTGTTGCACACACTTACACAGGTGCATCAGTACAGACCTGATCTACTAGCATTTGACTTGTATAAAAATTCAAATTTGTGGTGGGTATTCCAAGCCCGTAATCCAAATGCATTTGAAGATCCTATTTGGGATTTTCGTGCTGGTGTAAGATTTTACATTCCTAAAAAGGATAGAATAGAACAGACATTGGGAATCTAATATGGCTGTTAACAGACAAAATCCATTTCAAAAACAATATGTAGACGGTTTTCAAGGTAAGAACATTGACGGAGACGAACTACAGTCGCTGGATACTAACAGTTACTTTGATATTGTTAGTCAGTATAATATTGCAGAAGATGGCACACTTACTAGCAAAGTAGGCAGCGGCGTTTATGTTCCAAACAATCCTGCACCAGAAGATCGTAGTTTAGTTGAACAGCCACCTGCAAATCCTATTACTATTCCTGAAGCAACACCAGTTACTGATGCTGCAAAAATAGATTGGAGCGATGTTGCTGTTGATGATGGTTTAAATGACTATGCTGAAAACTATGCAGACGTAGAGCCGGCGGGACAAACAAGTTATCCTTATAAAAAAACTAGCCCAGATGCACCAGAAGAAATTCCTGGCATGGAAGGTGATGACGACTTTGGCAGCACAACATCAGCAGGATTTACAAGCGATGATGATAGTGAAACAGGTGCACCTGAAGGATTAAACAAAGATCCTAAAAGTGTTACTCAAGTTAACAATGCTAAAGATGCAGCAGGTATTGACGGTGCTAAACCTACATTTGATGCAGACTTATCTAAAATAGAAATAAATCCTAGACCTAATGAACTTAACAAGTTTAGCAGTGTGACATATAATATTGCACTGTATATGATTAATAGCAAGAGTTATGTGAATCTAATGTCTGCACCAAGTACACCAGAAGCAGTTATACAGGACAGTGTTTTATTAATGCGCAGTGGCGGAGTAGGCAGAGACAATCAAGATAATGAACTTGCTGCTAGTCTAGGAATTGATAATAGTTTTTTCATTGATGATCTGGAAGTAACAACCATCAGCGCAGGCCCTAGTAAATACAAGCAAAACACAAACGCAACAGATGTTCGCTTTACAATTACAGAACCGCGCGGCGTAACACTTTTAGAAAAATTACAAACTGCGGCTAAAATAACATTGGCTAGTACTAAAGAGCAATACATTCATGCTCCTTATCTATTAGAAATTAAGTTCAAAGGCTACGATGAACTAGGACAACCAATGGTGGCTCCTAGTAAGCCCAAGTATATACCTATCAAAATTAATGATATAAGTTTTGAAGTTACTGCAATGGGCACTGTGTATTCAGTAACTGCAATGCCATTTGCACATAAACTTTTTGGACAAATTAACAGTACAATACCTATGAACATAGAACTTACAGCAGGCACAATTGGTAATATATTCAGTGATGCTATTCAAAACTTTACAACAGAAACCGTAGAAACTCGTGTACAGGCAGGGCCGCCAAATACTCCTCCAGAAACAATTAAAACTGAAAAATTAAAGTACGGAGACAGTTATAAAACACTTGCTGATGCGCTAACAGATTATCAAAAGAAACGTACAAAAGAAACTGTTAAAGTCAGTAAGAAAAAAGAAGGTCCTCCGGGACGGGGCGGTGGATTTACTGAAGAAAAGATACCTGCTGCAGCAAAAGGCTATGATAGTTATAGTTTTACACTGGCAACTGAGATTGCAAATGCAAAACTAAATGTAGATGCTATCTTTGATGCGCTGGATAGCCCAACACCAACTGGTCAGAAAAAAGATGATGGCAAAGCCAACATAAGTCAGTTTCAAGCATATGCACAAGGCTTTACAGGCAGTGTTAGTGTAGACAAAGACAAAAAAACATTTAAAATTAATGCTGGTACTGATATTACCAAATTGTTGAATCTTGTTATTATGCACAGCGACTACATGGATAAAAACGTAATTGAAAATCCAGAGCAAGCCGCTGCCAGCGGCGAGCCTATTAAATGGTTCAGAGTAAAGCCTATTATAAAAAGTGCTGAAGGTGATGGAAAAGGATATGACGACAAAGATGGAAGATACAAATATCATATTGAATATGTTGTAGAACCAAGTGTGATTTATTACCATGATTTTCCCTGGGCTAAAAAAAGCAAACCTACAGGCAATGGTGTGCATAAAGTTTATGATTATATTTTTAGTGGAAAAAATACTGAAGTCCTAACCTTTGATCTAAAGTTTAGAAGTGCATTTATGCAAACCATGACTGCTGGCACTGGCAGTCCTTTTGCTAACAAAAATGCAGACAATCCTTTTATACCACAAGTTAAAGAACAACCACAGAGTACTGAAGGTAACACTACCAATGGTGCCGATAGTTTAACTCGTGCTAGAGGCAAAGATTTGTTTAGCACAATTATGAGTGATGGTGTTGACATGGTAGAACTAAGTTTGGGTATTATAGGTGATCCAGCATACTTTACTACCAGTGATTTTTATTGGCAGGATCGTGTAAGACAAGGCAGGCAGTATACAGAAGCGTTTATGCCAGATGGGACAATAAACTATGAACTTAGTCAACCATATGTGCAAGTAAATTTAAAAACACCGGTAGACTATGATGATATAAGTGGACTTGCAAATCCTAATACAGCGACCAATAGTAGTTTTAGCGGGGTATACAAAGTTACAGAAGTTGTTCATAATTTTAGTGGGGGACTATATCAACAGTCACTTAAAGGCATAAGAGCACCTTTGCAACCAGACGAAGTAGGTGTTGCTCGTAGTAAAGAAGATAATAAAAGCAAAGAACGTGCAGCTCTGGAAAAAGATGAAGAAAAAGCAAACTCGCCTACTGGAACGTCTAGCAATCCGGACACAGAGTCTACAGGGATAACTAATCAGAAAGCAACAGTGGTCAACAGTGCAGCAAGTGAAGATGCATATGGCGAAACACCGCCGTATACTAGTGCAACAGTAAACAATGCACGAACTGCAGAGATTGCAAGAGGTCCTGATCAGTCTGTACAAACTATACCAGATGTAAATGCAGATTTAAGCAGTAGTTGGACTCCTCCTACTGATGCATTACAAAATGCACCACCAGCATTTACACCAACACCAACACCAGTTAGAGTTACAACAGCAGACTCACTAGTTAATCAAGATGTAGAGACAATATAACATGGCAGTAGATATTACAAGACAAGGCACCAAAGGTGGCGACAGTGGGTATGATACCAGTCAACTACGAGGTGTTAGAGAAGAAAAAGGCATTATCACCGGTGTTGTAAAAGCAAATGTACATCCAACAAGCATGGGTGTAATTAAAATTTGGAACGCAACATTTAGCACTGATGAGAATGACAAAACACAGTGGCGCACAGTGCGTTACTGCACTCCTTTTTACAGTCGTGTTGACAACGCTGGTGTAGATGATACCTATTTTGGTACTAAAGTAACTGCTGGTATTGTTACTCCTCCGCCAGACATTGGCACAAAAGTACTGGCATTTTTTCCCGAAGGTCGAAATAGCGAAGGGTATTACTTTGCATGTGTGCCTGATACATATATGATGCAAACCTTGCCTGAAGCAACTATCAGTAATGGTGTAGCAAGTGGCGAGTTCAATGACAGTCCAGCCGGATCACATCACAGCGGAAAGATAACAAACTGGCGTACACAGACACGCCCTGAAGACTTCTTTACACAGGACACTCTTGTCAAACAAGGACTCAGTGATGATCGCATCCGCGGTCTTAACAACAGTGGTTACATGCGAGAAAGTCCTGCAGAAATTATTGGTATTGCAACTAAAGGTCGCAGAATTACAACCCAAGGACAAGACTTTACACAAACATATGCTACACAAATTAGAAATCCTGATACTGCTGATAAAAAGATTTTAGAAGGATTGCTAGGCCCTACTGCAAGACGCAAAGGGCACAGTATTGCGCTCGATGATGGCGACATTGATGGTAACAGTAACCAAATTCGTTTGCGCACTAGTACAGGACATCAACTGCTATTAAATGACACTGAAGGTGTTATCTATGTTGGCAACAGTGACGGTAGTTGCTGGATTGAACTTAGTAATGAAGGCACAATGGATGTGTATGCACAGGACAGTATTAACTTCCGCAGTGCAAACATTAACTTTCATGCAGATGAAAATATTAAAATGCATGCTAAAGGCTTTGCACAGATTGTTGCAGATCAACAATTGCATTTACAAGGTACACAGGAAACCACAATTGTTACTGACGGTGAAGCAGGTATAAAAGCAAAGAAAAACTTGCATTTGTATAGTGAAAGCGAACTGTTCTCTACGAGTACTGGTGCCAGTTATTACAATGCAGGTGGCAACATCAGTGTTGCTGGTAGCATGGTATTGCTACAAGGTCCAAAGACACAAGCAAAGCAAGCAAAGAAGGTCAGCGAAACACAAAAAGAAGATACTACTTACTTCCCAGATTTGGATCAGTTTATTCTCGATGAAGAGGAAATGGTAACAACAACTGTGGACAGAATTGTAACACACGAACCTTTCCCATATCACAGTGTAATGAATACTGCTACACCTTATACTGGTGGCCTTGGCGGCGCAAATGGACAAACAACAAGCAACTATGGAATTGTTCCTGCAACTGTTACTCAGCCTACTGCAATAGCACCAGGTGGAGCAAGTTCGCCATTAAGTGCTGCAGCAGGATCTACAAGTGCTATTGGAGGTAGTAGTCCACTGTCACAAATTTCATCAAGTGTGCCCGGCATAAGCACTGCACAACTTCAGTCACAACTAGGTGCTGCAACAGCACAACTACAAGGTGCAGACTTTGATAAACTCATAAAAGATAGCAGTGGAAAAATTACAGGTCTTGCAGATCAACTCAGTGCAAGTGTGCCGCAACTCACAGCTGGCTTGCAAAGTGCAATACCCAATTTACAGGATAATCTCGGCAGCGTATTACAGACGCCGAACTTAAACAAGTTTCCTGTTACTGATCTAGTAGCACAAGCAAACACAGGATTTAGTGTTGGTGCACTGGATAGTTTCGATGTACAAGGCTTAAATGCTGCAGTTGTAAAACAAGTGGGCAGTGGTAACAATCCTGCGTTTGTTGACAGTGTAACAAAAAGTGTTGGTAAGTTTGGCTTTAACGTGGATCAACTTAAAGCACAAGGGTTTGTTCGTCCCGAAGCAGTGTTTAACGATCAACTAAGTGATAGCAGTGTATGGACAGGCAAAGCAGGCGCAAGCAGTCTTAATAAGATGTTAAGTAATGCACCTCTGCAAGAAAGTATTCAACAAGGTGTAGTTGCAGCAGACTATCAGAAATTGGTTAACCTCGGTGGCATTAAAGCAACTGATGGTAAAAAAGAAGTTATGAGTATGCTTACTGCAAGTAACATTTCAACACCGGAAATTACTGCACAAGTAAGACAAGGCACCCAAAGCATTGAAAATGTATTGCCTAACACTACAAATATTCCTAGTGGCGAAGATGTTGCAAGCAAGGTTAAACAAAGTATGCAAACTGGTGCTGCAGCAAGTGATCGTGTAGAAAAAATTAAAGCGCCGGCGCCAAGTGTTCCTGAAACTATTGCGACAACAAAAGATGATAAAGGCCGTATTACAGAACGCACAGTAAAGACTACTGGCGTAGATGAAGATGGATTCGAGTATACTGAAACAAAGAGAGTTAAGGTAGATCCGGAAACAGGCGGTGATACTACAACTGCTCGTGTCTATTCACCAAGTGATGATTTGTTAGAAGAAGAAGCAAACTCAACAACGAAAACAGATTTTAGTGATGAATTTAACGCAGAGCCACTTCCAGGCGCTACTGATAGTGATCCATATGGACTTGACGCTCAAGAAAAGCAAGCACAAGAACGAGAAGAATCTGAAGCAAGTAAACGATCACGTGAAGCAATAGCAGAGTTTGAACGCAAGAAAAAACTAGGCGGATACGCAGCATACAAAGCTCTGCGTGATCAGAGTAGAGAATTGCGCAAACAGTGGTGGGCAGGTAGACGCACACTGAGTAAAGCAGAAAAAGCAGCACTGGAAGCACAGATCAAATCATTGCTGGCACAAGCAGATGCAGCACTAAAAGGAAAGTAAAATGGCAATAGCAACATACAAAGGATTTAGTACAATAAGCAACAACTTTGGTAGCTCAAAGTTAACTGACACTGATCTAATTAAACGAGATTTACTCAATCATTTTGCTATTCGCAAAGGTGAAAAACTAATGCGCGGCAACTTTGGTACTAGTTTGCGTGATTTAATCATGGATCCACTAACAGAAGAAACCAAACAACTTATCATTGAAGAAGTAAATGCTGTTATTAACAATGATCCAAGAGTACGTCCAGAAGAAGTTACACTGGATGAATATGAAAATGGACTACAAGTGCAGATAGTATTGCGCTATGTAATCGACAATCAAGTAGAAAATCTACTAGTACGCTTTGATAGACCAGATAACGCAGCAATATAATATACATACTTTATTCTGCAAATAAATACTGCAATAGAATAGGAATGTTATAACATGGCTGCTAGTACAAGACAATCAAACTTATTTGCTGCTGAAGATTGGAAGAAAGTCTACGAGACCTTCCGTGAAGCAGACTTTCAGAGTTACGATTATGAAACCATTCGTAAGAGTATGGTTGATTATTTGCGTAATTATTACCCAGAAGATTTCAACGATTTTATTGAATCAAGTGAATATATTGCACTGATTGATTTGATTGCATTCCTGGGGCAAAGCCTTAGTTTCCGTGCAGACTTAAATGCTCGTGAAAACTTCCTTGAAACAGCAGAACGCAGAGACAGCATCCTACGCTTGGCTCGCATGCTTAACTATTATCCAAAGCGTCAGCAGATTGCTAGAGGCTTGCTCAAAGTTGCTAGTGTAGAAACAACAGAAGCAATCACTGACAGCAATGGCAACAGTTTGCGTGATACAGAAATTGTCTGGGCTGATCCCACAAACAGTGACTTCCTTGAGCAGTTTACCACAGTGCTTAATGCAAGTATGGTAAACACACAACAGTTTGGTAATCCAAGTTTAAAAACAACAGTTGGTGGCATTAACATTGAAGAATATCAACTTAAACTAAATCCAGGCACTGTTCCAATTTATGATTTTAAAACAACAGTTGGCACACAAAACCTAGACTTTGAATTAGTTAAAGGCACATACAGCGGCACAGACTATTTGTATGAGGTAGCACCACAGCCTAGTAGCACAACAAACATTCTTTATCGCAATGATAATAGAGGCTTTAACAGTGCTAACAACGGATTTTTCTTTTACTTTAAACAGGGTAACTTGCAGAGTGCAGACTTTAGTATTGGTGAAAAACTACCTAACCGCACAGTGGAATTGGATGTTAACAATGTTGACAACAATGATGTTTGGTTGTATCAGTTAGATGACGCCGGCAGAGAAACAACTCGCTGGGATAAGGTACCTGCTATTTCAGGCAACAATGTTATCTATAACAGTTTAAGTGCAAATAACAAAAACTTGTTTACAGTGCGCAGTCGCGCAAACGATCAGATCAGTTTAGTATTTGGCGATGATGTTTTCAGTAATGTTCCAACTGGTAATTTCCGTGTTTATTTCCGTACGGGCGCAGGCACTACATATAAGATTAGCCCAGATGAAATGCAAAATTTACAGTTGATTATTCCATATGTAAGTCACTCTAACCAAATTGAAAACCTAACTATAGGATTGAGTTTGCAGAGCACAATAGCAAATGCTAGTGCTAGAGAAAACTTGCGTGATGTTAAACTAAAAGCACAGCAACAGTATTATACACAGGATCGTATGATCACAGGTGAAGATTATCAAATCCTTCCTTATACAAAGTTTAGTAATGTTATCAAGTCAAAAGCAATTAACAGAACTGCTAGTGGCATCAGTCGTTACTTGGATGTGCGTGACACAACAGGCAAGTATAGCAGCACAAACATTGTTGCAGAAGATGGAATTTTCTATCGTACAGAAGATTTACAACAGTTCCAATTTACATTTGTAACAGACAGTGATATCAGCAATACTATTAGTCAACAAGTAGAAAAGAATATTCTTAAAAATGAAAGTCTACACTTTTATTTGAAAAACTACGGCGGCATCAGTGTTACAAGTTTAAATGTTAGTTGGAATTTAGCAACAACAACCAGTGGTACAGTTACAGGTTACTTTAAAAACGATGTAGACAGTCCTCTAAAAATTGGTAGTTTTGCAAGCAGTAATCTAAAGTATGCAAAAGTTGGCGCATTACTAAAGTTTACAGCACCAAGCGGCAAAGTGTTTGATATTAACAATAACCTAATTACAGGTGTTAGCGGCACAATTAACACTCGTGATTATATCTGGACAAGTATTAGTGCAGTAGTTACTGATGGAACTAACCAAGGCGTTGGTAATTTGGAAACAGGTGTTGGTCCAGTAACACTTAGTGAAGTTATTCCACAGGATGCAGTATTAGATCAAATTATTGCTCCTTGGAATACTGCAATTGTAAGCAGTGTAAGAAATAATATTATCCAAGCAATTGGTGATTTTAAGACTTTTGGTTTGCGTTACGACAGAGACACGCAAGCCTGGACTATTATTGATGCACTGGATTTAAATCAGGCAACAACATTTAGTTTAGACTATGCAGGAAATACCAGTAATACAAACTTAGATAACAGTTGGTTCTTTAAGTTTACTAATGATGGATCAACATACACCGTTAACTTCCGCAACACGAGTTATGTGTTTGAGAGTAAACTAGAGACACGCTTTTACTTTGACAATGATTTAAAAATCTTTGATCCTCGCACAGGTAAAACTATTAAAGACAAAGTTAATATTCTCAAAGTTAATGCACTACCTGACAGTGTAAACAGTCTAGCAGTTGACTATGCAATGCAGATTGATGATGTTATTACAGAAACAGATGGATATACACTAACGAACAGAATCAAAGTTACATTTCCTGATATTGACAGTGACGGTGTTGTTGATAATCCAGAAGTTTTTGATATTGTGGTTGCACCAAACACAAATGCAGCAACCAAAGTTGTGTTTTATCAGACTAGCACAAGCACAGGCGGCTACTTAACTTATACTCCTGTTGCAACTACAACAATTGAACAACGCTATGCAACGCAAGCAGCGATCAATGAAGTTATTGCACAGTTTACAAGTGGCCAGGTATTTTATGCAAGCACAGACAATAAGTTTTTTATTCTAAGTGTAAGTGGCGCTAACGTAAAAAGTATAGCAGAAACTACCGATTATATCAAGCGCACAGGACGTAGTGACTTATTGTTCCAGTATACACACAACAGTCCAAACAACAGACGTATTGATCCAAGTCCAAGTAACATTGTAGACTTGTTCTTGCTCACAAGCCAGTATAACACTGACTATAGAAACTATGTAACAGATATTACCGGCAGTGTAGCAAAGCCAACTAAGCCAACTACAAACGAATTGCGTGATCAATTTGGTAGTTTAGAACAGTACAAGAGTGTAAGCGATACTATTATTTTTAACAGCATCAGTTACAGACCTCTATTTGGCAACAAGGCAGAAGAAGAATTGCAAGCAACATTTAAAGTAGTTAAAAATACAAGCACACTAGTAAGTGACAGTGAAATTAAAGAGCGTGTAGTAGCAGCGATTAACAGTTACTTTGCTATTGAAAACTGGGACTTTGGTGACAGTTTCTTCTTTAGTGAACTAGCAGCGTATCTCTACAACGAACTAGCACCAGATGTTCTCAGTGTTGTTATTGTTCCTAAACTTGCAACCAGCAACTTTGGTAGTTTGTTCCAAATTCAAAGTCAGCGAGATGAGATACTGATCAGTGCAGCAACAGTTAATGACATTGAAGTTATTGATGTTATTACTGCAAACAGTTTACAAGCAAGTGGCAATGTTGTCAACACCACTAGTACAAATCTTGCTGCAGAAAGCGCCAGTGCAAACGGTTCTAGCACCGTAGTAAATACAGCAACAAATACAGTCACAACTACAACGACAACTACCGGGGGGTATAGTTACTAATGGCACTTCGTAAAAGTCAGGTATTATTACCTGATGTATTCCAGACAGTAAAAAACAACAAGTTCCTAAATGCCACTGTTGACCAACTAATTAGCGAACCTAACCAGCAGCGTGTTAACAGTTTTATTGGACGTAAGTTTGCTCCTAACTTTACAGTAGGCGATAGTTATGTGCAAGAAATTGGCGCGGATAGACAAAACTATCAGCTTGAGCCAGCAGTTGTATATCGTGCTCCTAATAAACAGATTGAAAGTTTAACTGGTTATATTGATTTTGTAAATCAGTTACGCTATAACAATGTTAATGTAAACACACACAGTGATTTGTTCGATCAAGAATACTACAACTACAGTGGTTTTGCTGATTTAGATAAACTGGTTAACTATGGTGAATACTTCTGGTTACCTAGTGGTCCAGACAGTGTGCAAGTGTTTAACAGCACAGTTGATACAGAACGAGATTATACTATATACAGAGACGGAACTTCATACAGAAGTGTAACTTTTGACGAGGTTAATTGGGACACTGACGGCTTTGACAAACTAACTAGTGATATTATAGCAGGCGATCCTGTTTATAGATTTGATAGCACAACTGCCGATCCTAATGCAACTATTACTCTTGCAAGAGGCGGTGTGTATACATTTAGAGTTAGACAACCGGGCATTCCCTTCTGGATTCAGACCGAACCGGGCCTAAGTGGAATTAGTAGTTATAGCAGTAGCACAAGCACTAGAGAAGTGCTTGGTGTAACTAATAATGGCGAAGATGATGGAACTATAACATTTACTGTTCCTAAAACAAATGCACAAAATGAAAAGATCAATGCCACACAAGCAGCAAATCCAGATTTTGCTACCATATTAACTTACAAGCAAATACATAATGTTCCACTTCAAACACTTCTAGATACCTACGGCGGCATTGATAAGCAAACAGAAATTGATGGCAAGAGTTTAGTATTTGTTAATTTAACCACAGACGAAACTGCATGGGATCAAGGTGCGCCATTTGATGGATATGGGTTTGACGATCCCGATAACCCATGGGATGAGACAACTACCCTTCCGATCGAAACACGCTATGATATATATGACATTGCAGTTAACAATGTCGGCGGTGTTAACACAGTACAACTTACTCGTAGTACAGACTGGCCCGCAAAACAAAAAGTTAAAATTAAACAAGGCGATCAATACGGTAATAGAGAATTTTATAAAGATGCAAGTGGTTATCCAGAACTAATCGAGCCATATACTGCAGGCGTAGATACACTATACTATCAGGACGGGGCAGATGCACTACGTTTTGGTAAAATTAAGTTAGTTGATATTGATACTGTTGCTGTAATAGATGTTGAAGATGATATACTGGGCAAACAAACTTTTACTAGTGCCAATGGCGTTAAATTTACCAACGGACTTAAAGTAGAATTTAACAGCGACATTACACCAAGCACTTATGCAGACAGAGAATATTTTGTCGAGGGTGTAGGACAACCTCAGGGTATTACACTTACTCCTGTAGATGAAATGCTTACACCTGAAACTTATACTAACAGTACCAGTGATGGATTTGACACTGTAGCATATGATGCAGGTGGTTGGGATGGCACACTTAATGCTCCGATAGATCAAGATTACATTGTTATCAATCGCAGTAGTCCAGACAGAAATGCTTGGAGTCGCGGTAACCGTTGGTTCCACAGAGAAGTTATTGAAGCAACAGCAACCTATAACAACTACACTGCAGACATTGATGATGCAGCAAGAGCAAAGCGTCCTATCGTTGAATTCCACAGCGGACTAGAACTGTTTAACATGGGCACAAGCAGTGTTACGCCAGTAACAGTGGTTGATGTAACTCAAACGGATGCACTGAGCAACGTAAATGGTACACTTGGTTACTTTGCTGATGGTATTGATTTGCAGCAGGATAACACAGTTATCTTTAGCGCAGACACAGATGCAGATGTTAGAAATAAAATTTATCGTGTAGACTTTATTGACCAAGACAGTGATGCAGTGACTGGTGAGATTATTAACCTAGTTGCTATAGGTACAGTTGTTGATGGCAACTGTGTACTAAGCACACTGGGTGCAAATAACCAAGGCAAACAATATTGGTTAAATGGAACTACCTGGACTGCAGCACAGCAAAAGACTGCGCTTAATCAAGATCCACTGTTTGCAGTATACGACCCAGATCATGTAAGTTTTGCAGACACAACAAAATATCCAAGTAGTAACTTTGTTGGTAGTAAACTGTTTAGTTACAAGCGTAACAACAACGCAAGTCCAGACACTGTATTAAACTTTGGGCTAACATATAAAAACTTTAATACACTGGGCGACATTGTTTTTGATAATAACTTTGACAGTGACAAGTTCCAGTATACAAAGAGCAGCGGCAACACCAATATAATTGTGCGCAGTGGTCACACACATCAGTTTGATCGCAGCGGAAACAGAAGTCTGTTAAATGGCTGGACTAAAACAGTTGAATCTAGTACACAATATCAAATTGTAAGTTATGATGTAAACAGCGAACTTTATAGTTTTGAAATTGGTGCAAGCGTTGATACCACTAAGATTAGACAACCACTGCAAGTATTTGTCAATGGCAAGTTTAAGTATCCAACAGAGTATACACACCTTATTCAAGGTGACAGAGAGTACGTTGTGTTTACAACTGCACTGGCTGTAAATGACACAGTGACTATTAAGTTTTTTAGTAATACCAAAGCAGCAAACAGTTTTTACGAAGTTCCGGATAACTTAGAACGCAACGCAGGTAACGCAACATTTGCTACACTGACACTGGGACAAATGCGTAATCACACTGTTGAAATTAGTCAGCAAATTAAAACATTTGCAGGTGTTGCTCCAGGTAAAAGCAATATCCGTGATGTAAACTACAGAGCATATCCTGGCAACATACTACAGCACAGCGCAGGCATGATATTGCCTATGTATGCGCTAACTAATAAAACAGCAAATACAATTGATAGTATCAAGTATGTTAAAAATGAATATACAAAGTTTAAAAACAAGTTTATTGATAACATTGATAAACTGGATTTAGATTTAACTAATCCTAGCAAGTGTGTTGATGATATTCTAACACACATGGCAGGAAAGAAGACCAGCAGTTTTCCGTTCTACTACAGTGATATGTTGCCATGGGGCACACAGAAATCACAGCTAGTTTATACCATTGACGACGCTGCTGAAACAGAATTTGAGTTTAACACACAGTTTGACCTAACAGCAATCAGCAACCGAGGCGTGCTAGTTTATCATACACCTGTTAGTACTGGTGTTGCTAACTTGCTGGTTGAAGGCAAAGACTATGCATTTGACACAGTTGAAGCAAAAGTAACACTTACAGCAACTAATCTTGGCGTTGCAAGAATTGGATTGGCTGTCAATGATAAAATTACAATTGTTGAATATACAGAAACAAACGGTAGTTTTGTTCCGCCTACACCGACTAAGTTGGGCTTGTGGTATAAGTTTATTCCTGCTATCTTTACAGATAATACCTATGCAACACCTAAGACTGTTGTTGAAGGACATGACGGTAGTATTTGGGTTGGCTGGGACGATATCAGAGACAACGTTTTATTAGAACTTGAAAAGCGTATCTATAATAATATTAAGACACAGTACAACAAAGACTTGTTTGACTATGCAGAAGTTGTTCCAGGCTACTTCCGTAGTACACTTAACGATTTAAGTGAAGCAAATAATATTACTCGCAGTTACTATGGCGAGTGGGCACTGCGCAACAAAGTTAAAACAGCACCTAACACAACAGTAGATCCTAACAATGGCTTTACTTGGAACTATCGTAACAGTGTTGAAAAAATAAATGGCACAAGAATACCGGGTTATTGGCGCAGTATATATCGTTGGTTCTATGACACAGATACTCCTCACACAACACCATGGGAAATGCTAGGACTTAGCAGTAAACCAAATTGGTGGGATGAGCGTTATGGTGTAGCACCTTATACACAAGGCAACACAGTGCTTTGGGAAAATCTGCGTGACGGTATGTTGTATAGCGATGCAACAGGCACCTCATATACAACTGACACAAAACGTCAGCGTCCAAATCTAATGAGCATTATTCCAGTTGATGCACAAGGTAACTTAAAAGCGCCGGCTGATTTCCTAGTACAAGATGCAACTCAAACAAATGTTAGCGACGACTGGGTATACAGTGATGGAAGTCCTGCAGAGACAGCATGGAGACGTAGCAGCGAATATCCGTTTGTACTACAGATTCTCGCTGCAACAATTAAACCTGCAAAGTATGGCACACTGATGTTTGATACAAACATGTATGAAAACAATGCACAGTACGATCAAATATTGCAAAAGAACAAGAGTTACAGACCAGGCATTGCTGACTATCAAATGCATGGACAAAGTGATGAAAACAATGGTATAGTTAGAGTTGAAGGTTATAATCAGTTCATAAGTGAGTTTATTAGATTCAGTGGCTACGGTATTGACGATGCTATTACAAAGATCAATAACCTAGAACTTAACTTATGCTATGGCATGGCTGGTTTTACTGACAAAAAGTTTTTAAAGGTAGTTGCAGAGAGTGTAACACCGAGTAGTCAAAGCGAAAACATCTTTATCCCTGATGAGGATTTAAGTGTTTATACTAAAAAGAGTTTGCCACTGGAGCGTGTAGTATACAGTGGTGTGCAGATTATTCAGCGAAGCGGCGGTTATGAAATACAGGGTTACGACATTGAGAATCCATTCTTTAAGATTGTTCCTAGTATTAGTGCAAACCAGCCTAAAGAGATTCGTGTAGGCGAAACAGTACTGTTTGAATATACAGACTTTGAAAATAAGATTATTAATATACCATATGGCACAGTCATTCAAAGCAAGCAGCAGGTATTTGACTTCTTGGTTGCGTATCAAAGGTATCTACTGAGTCGCGGCTTTGTGTTTGATGGCACAACTGGTGTTGGCGAAAAGAATGATTTTGTAACTGCCGGCGCAGAGTTTGCTTTCTGGACAGAACAAAAGTGGAGTGAAGGAAGCGTTATTGTATTAAGTCCATATTATGACACACTAGTTGTTAACAGAGCATTTGCAACTGTTGATGATTTGACTAGTGGTGGATTAAAAGATGCAAACAACGCTGTGATTAATCCTCGTTACTATGACGTAAGCAGAACAGACAATGCTGTTGAAATTCGCATTGACACAGACAACACAAACTTATATGCAGCACAATTGGATCCTATCCAGCATGAACATGTGCTTGTGTTTAACAACACAACAATCTTTAACGATATTATATACCAGCCAGAGCTTGGTAACAGACATAGTAGACTTAAACTAATTGGCACAAAGAGTGGTGACTGGAATGGCACACTGCATGCTCCCGGCTTCTTTATTAATGAAGACGTTATTAATGTTTGGCAACAGTACGAAGATTACAAAAAAGGCGATCTGGTAAGTTTTAATGGTAAAACTTACGTTGCAAAATACAGCATTGATGGAAGCAGTGTTTTCAATTATAATGACTGGATATTAGCAGATAATATTCAAACTGGACTTGTTAAAAACCTAGCAAACAAAGCAGGACAGTTTAAAAACTTCTTTGAATTAGACAATCTAAATCTCGAAGATGGTGTTGATAAACTGGGCAAAGGCATTATTGGATTTAACAATAAAGACTACTTGCAAGGACTAGGACTAGACGATGTTAGTCAGGTAAAGTTTTATCAAGGCATGCTAAAGCAAAAAGGCACTGGTGCTGCAATCAACAAACTTATTGATGCAGAGCTTACTAACCTAGATCAGAGCATTGACTACTTTGAGGAGTGGGCATTCCGTGTTGGCGAGTATGGTAGTATTGACAGTAACCAAGTTATTGAAACAATTATTCCAGAACAAGAAGCAGCTAACAATCCATTTGTATTGCATTTCCACGCAGCAGGTGAACTACCTGGCGGCACTGACATTGGGCATTATCATGTACAAGAAAAAGATTTATACAAAACTCCTAACAACTATACAGGCAATGTATTTGCAGCAAGAGATGCAAACAGCCTAACATTAAATGATTTAGACAGTGCAGGGTATGCACGTTTAGATGATGTAGACTTTACAGTGTTTAGCGGTGATGAACTAGAAGCACTAAGTTCACGCATTAGCGAACTTGGCAAAGGCAAAAAGATCTGGGTCGCTACAGATAACACAAACACCTGGGGTATGCGCCGCATCGACGAAACACTGAGTACAGTTATCAGTGTTGAGAGTGCAACTAACGGCTTCTTAATATACACTACAGACAGAAATCATGGACTTGTTGAAGATGATTATGTAATTGTTCGTGCAGCACAGCCAATTGGCAAAGTTGCAAAAGTTGCAGGCACGCCAAGTCCGAACAAGTTTGTTATTGCAGATGCAACTACTGAAGCAGACATACAAGATGTGCGTATTCCTATGTATAAACTTAGCAGTGTGCGTTTTGCACAGCCAAGTGATCTAAGCACATACACTCCAGTAAGCGGCTGGGACAATAAAGAGCTTGTATGGATTGATGCAAACAATGACGGCAACTGGCAAGTGCTGCAAAATGCTCGTCCATGGACAACAACTGGCACTAAAACAGCAAGCCCGATTAATGCAGATGACCTATATGGTAGCAGCATTGCTATTAACAGTAACAGCACAATAGCACTTGTAGGTGCTCCTGCAAACGGTAGTGGCACAGTTGTTCCTTATGTTCGCAGCGAAGGCGGCATACTTATTGAAGGTAACAACATTAGTAGTGCAACCATTGGCGACAGTTTAGATAGTTTCGGTGCAAGTCTAGCAATTGCTACAGACTATGCTATTATTGGCGCACCGGATACACAAAGTGGTGTTGGTGCAGCGTTTGTTTACTTCATCGACAGTACAGGAACATTTAATCGCAGACCTGCTATCCGTCCAAGCACAATTAGTAGTAGTCACTTGTTTGGTACTAGTATGGCAATGAGTGGCGATGGCAGATACTTGTTCATTGGTGCTCCGGGCGGCAATACAGTTTATGTATATACACTAATTGATCTAGCAGCAGCAGATGAAAGAACATTTACAATTACAACAACAGGCAGTGCAACTTATACACTGGACTTTACTCCAGTTAATCTTAATGCACTTAACATTGTAGATGAAAACGGTAAAGTATATTTGCCAACAAAAGACTTTACACTAAGTGGCGCAGATATTACATTTACAAGTACACCTGCTAGTAGTCTACAAATTGTTGTAAGACAGCAGGATTACTTTAGAGAACTTGGAAATTACACATCAGGTAGTGGTGACTTTGGACACAGCATCGACTGTGATCACACAGGTAAGAGAGTTATTATCGGTGCGCCTGCTGCAACTATTGACGGCAAAGCAAACAGCGGTGAAGCATATCTTTATGCACAGTATGCTGAAAAGTTCGTTGCGGATGGTGCAACAAAAGCGTATACAACAACTAACACACTACAAACAAAGATTTACGTTGAAGTAAATGGTGTGCTACAAATTGAAACAGATAACCCAGATGTTCCAACAGACAATGATGGTTCAACTGACGGATATTACACACGTTCAAGTAACACTATTACATTCAAGTATACTCCTACTGCAGGTGACATAATCCAAGTATACACAGGCACATTTACACAGATGCAGCAGATTGATCAGTTGGATCTAGATGATGAAACAAACGGCGAAGAGCAGTTTGGTATCAGTGTTGCCATTGATACTAAAGGCAGCGTTATTGCTATTGGCAGCCCTGGCGAAGATGAAACAAATCCTAATACAGGCAGTGTATTCATTCTGCAGGATGCAGGTAAAAACTATGCTAGTGTGACAAGTAAAGAAGGCAGTGGCTACAGTGTTACTGCAGGACACACATTGTTCGTTGATGACCGCGAAGTAACTATTAGTTCAACAAGCAGTGACGCAGCAGATTTAGCACAAGATATCATTGATGCAGCAATCCCTGGCGTAACTGCAAGCAAGAACAGTGGTGACCAACTTGTTATTACAACCACTAACACAGAACTTTACAACAAACTAAGTGTAATGCCTGGAACAGGAACTAGTTTCCAAAGTGGCGCAATTGTTGATCCGTTTAAACTAACACAAAAAGTTAGTCATCCACAAGCATATGAAAATGAAAACTTTGGTCAAACTGTAGCATTTGACAAGCATGTGCATGTTGGAACAAGTCAATATAGCGACACACGCAATCTTGTAGTTGCAAGTGACAGAGCAAGTACACTACTGGCAACTGGATTTGATATCGAAACAAACACAAACAGTGAACAGTACCTAGAAGCAACAACAACATTTGATGAGAGTGGCACAACATTTACTGACAGACGCACACAAAGCGGCGCAGTATATGTGTATGAACTATTAAACTCAAACACACCAACACTTGCTAACCCGAGTAAGATGGTATTTGGGCAGCAACTCAAGAGCACAAACATTCTTGAACTAGATCAGTTTGGTAGTGCAGTTGCATATAGTGACAACAGAATAATGGTTGGTGCTCCTAACGACACAACAAACTATGCTAACAGTGGCAGCGTATATGAATTTAACAACAATGCGAGAGCAGGTAGTTGGAACGTATTGCGCAGTGAAGGCACAAGAGTTGATGTAAGTCAAATAAATCGTGTTGCACTTTACAATAAAAAGCAAGGCGAAGTTAAGGTATTCCTTGATTATATTGATCCAGCAAAAGGTAAGATTGCTGGTGTAGCACAAGCAGAACTTAGTTATGTGAGTCATAATGATCCGGCATTATACAACAACCTTTGGAATTACAAGTATAAAAATAGACTTTGGTGGGATACAAGCACTGTGCATTACTTAAACCCAGAGCAAGGCGATATTGATTTCCGCACAGCTTATTGGGGTGTAGCATTTCCTGGAAGCAGCATTGATGTTTACGAATGGATTGAAAGTACAACACCTCCTAGTCAGTACACAGGTGAAGGCACAGTAAAAGACACAACACAGTTTAACACTGCAAACGTGTATGACAGTAGATCAGACAGCACACAAACACGCTACTACTTCTGGGTTAAGGACATTACAAGTGTTCCTGTAGAAGCAGAATTTAGAACTATTAGTGCAGACAGTGTGCGTAGCCTGATTGAAGATCCTAAAGCAGCAGGATTGCCGCACATTGCATTCTTAGACACAGATGCAGTAGCACTGTATAACTGTAAGCAGTATTTTGCAGACAGAGACACAGTATTGAGCATTAATTATGATGTAGTTAAAAACGAAGGCATACTGCACAGCGAGTTTGAACTGTATGGCAGAGGCAACGTTGACCAAGCAATCCCAACAAGAATGTATACAAAACTTGTTGACAGTTTGGCAGGCAGCGACAGCGTTGGCAACTTAGTTCCAGATCCGTTCTTGAGTGAAGTTGAAAAGTACGGTGTACTTACACAACCACGCCAAGGTATGTTTGTTAACCGTGCTGCAGCACTTAAAGTATTAACACAGTATACTAACAGTGTTCTTGTAAAAGCACCGTTTGCTAGAAACAGTAGTCTAACAAAACTATTAAGCAGTGAGAATATTCCAACAGTTAACAGCGGCGAGTACAACACCAGTGTTGACTCAGTACAAGAAAGAGACTTCTTAAACACTGCTATCCTAAGCACAGGCTATAAAGTGCTTGTGCTTGAAGATGAAAATCGCAGTAACTACTGGACTATCTACACACTACAAGCAGACAAAAGTTGGCAGCTAACAAATATTCAGGCTTATAATACTTCAGATTATTGGGACTATGCAACTTACTATGCAACAGAATATGATGTAACAACTGTTCCAAAATATCAGGTAACACTAGAAGCAGACTTACTGACACTCACTGATTCAGTAACAGGCGACATTGCTAAAGTAACCAGCAACGATGAAGGCAACTTCAGTATGTTTGCTAAGACTGACGCAGGCTGGGATGAAGTTATTATTGAACGCGGTACACTACAGTTTAATGCAAGTTTGTATAGTTTTGCCACTGCTAACAGTAACTTTGAAGCAACAGGCTTTGACAATGACGGCTTTGACTTTGCTGCATTTGACAAAGTACCTGCACAAGAGATTAGACAAATTGTGGATGCTCTTAAAACAGATGTATTTGTCGGTGATTATGAAATAAACATGAATGAATTGTTCTTCCGTTTAATGGAGTATGCACTTAACGAAAATAACTTCAGCCAAGACTGGTTGTTTAAGACATCATTTATTACAGTTGCGCACAAGATTCGCAGTTTGGATCAGTACAATACATTTAAGTTTGACAACACAAACTTTATTGAAGACTTTATTAATGAAGTAAAGCCTTACAAAACTAAGATCCGTGAGTATGTCAGCAAGTATGATAAAGTGGACACTTATGGCAGTGACACTACAGACTTTGATGTGCATGCATACTATGATGAAGGACTACAATATTTCCGTAAGCCAAGTGGCGAGCGTAGCGGTGATGAGATACTACAAACACAAGGTCTTAACAAGCCCTGGAGTGAGAACTATGGTTATAGACTAGACAGTATCCAGATTGTAAATGCTGGTACTGGTTACATCACAGACCCAACAATAACTATTAGCGCACCGCAACTAGCAGGCGGAGTACAAGCAGTTGCAGTTGCTAAGACAAATGGCGATGCTATTATTAGCATTACAATGACAAACAAAGGCAGCGGTTATACTCAAGAGCCAACTATTACAGTTACTGGCAGCGGAACAGGTATACTGGTAAGTCCGAGAATTGTAAACAATACTGTAAGAAGTTTTGATACTACTTTAAAGTTTGACCGTATTACATATACAAGTAGCGTTAAGGATTGGGCAGCAACTACAGCGTACACAGCAGGCGATATCATTGCTTATCAAAACACTGTAGCTGGAACGCAGGAAGTATATGATTGTGTATTATCATTTACAAGTGGTGCAACATTCAGTGTTGAAAATGTAGGCGGCAATACTGTTTTAACAGTTAAACCTGATGCAGAGTTTACCAATACTGCAGACAGAATTGCTGCTTACTACTACCCAACCAGTGGAATGATTGGCGATGACTTAGAGTTATTGCAAAAAGGCACAGGGTATATGGGCACTAAAGTTGATGGCCCTAACTTTGATCAAGATCCTGGCTTTGATAGTGCAAACTTTGATGTTATTGGCTTTGACAACTTTGAGATTGACAGCGACGGACTCGCAGTTCTTGCAGGACTTGATACTATCTTTAGAGGTGTCGACTTTGGTCAGCCGGGCTATGAAGGTGATGAATTTGTTGCACCGGGATATGCAGCATTAGGATATATACAAGATTTAGATTTAGGCATTGATCCTGTTAGTATACAAGTTGACGGCGCAGGATTTGTTGACACTTACAATAGTCATGCTCCTGAAGAACTGATCCCGGGCAGAGTGTATGATACACTTGATATGGAAGTGTATACACATGCAAGCAACGATTTTGAAGCAGATGGCAACGCAATGGAAATTCGCTACACCAGCTTCACTGACACTACAGGATTAGTAACAGACTTCCAGTATGGCGACCCAGCAAAGAGCAAAGACGATTTTGAATACTTGATCGTATACAAGAATGCACAGCGTCAATATAGTTTCACTACAAACTATAATACTAAAACTATTACATTGCCAAGCGCACTTGCTGCAACAGACATACTTCATGTATATGCATATGGTGTTACTGGTGAAAAGATGGTAGGTGAGTATACCTACGAAGGCGACGGCACAACTGTATCGTTTGTATTGAGTAATATTCCAAGTCTTACACAGCAAAGTTTGGTGTTTGTAGATGGCGTAGAATCAAATCCAACAGTTGGTGAGCAGGATGACAGAACAGTTATTACCTTTGCTACACCACCAGTAGATGGAGCACACATCCATGTGTTTACGTTTAATCAAGCAACAACTAGAGATGCACCAAGTAAGATTAAACTGCAAACACCAACACTAACCGCAGGCACATACACATATAGTTTAGATAATACTGTAAACTATGCACAGCCTTATAGTGCAAACACAGTTGTTGAAATCGACGATGTAAGACTTCGTCCAGCAAACAGCAAATATCATGCTGCAGATGGTTCGACTGTGCAGTTTAACATTGCAACAACAGCAGGTGAAACCGTAATTGTCAACCCAGGTGACATTGGTGTTGCAGTTATACAACGTGCAACAAACACAACATTAAATGCTGTTCGTAACGTAGACTATACCGCAGTAGCAGGTGATGCATTTATTACTATGCTCACAGCACCAGCAGATGGCGATACAGTTATTGTATACAATCGTGCAAGTGCAGAATATACAATTAGTGGCGATGGCACAGAGATTACTATTGATGGCGGCGTAAGTTTCACAAGTTCAAGTGTAATGCGTGTTAACACATTTGCTAATCACGATCCACTGCGCATGCAAACAATTGTGCATGTTGGACAGGGCACAGGATCAACCACAGTTATTGACGAGTTTGACGAAGTTGGATTTGACAGTGCTGCATTTGACCGTAGTAGTGTTGTTGGTACAGTTGGTACATATGACCTAGATAGAACAGTTACTAACGTAAACAACTTCTGGGTAACAGTGGATGGCGCAAGACTACACCCAGGTGATTATATTACTAACGGGACAAGTATACAAATGAGCCTTGCAACACAAGCAACTATTACTGGTACCAGTGTTGTTGTAGTAACGCATATAAGTGAAAATCAGATACAACCAAGTGTTGGATTTAGAATCTTCCAGGATATGAACGGCAATGTTGAATATCTGAGAATGTGTAAAGATGCAACAACAAGTGTTACTCAACAAGCAGTTGTTTCAGATACAAAAATTTATGTTAAAGATGCAAGTGTTCTTCCACTAATAGACGGAAATAGTGAATACCCTGGTGTTGTGTTTATTGGCGGCGAGCGTATTACCTATTGGGAAATTAATACAACAGACAACTATATTACTAAACTACGCAGAGGAACACTGGGAACTGCAGTTGTGCAGCGCATTACACCAGGCTACTTGGTAGTAGATGGTGGTAAAGATCAAACTTTACCAGCAACAAACACACATACTAATACATGGTACGATGCAGGCGTTGGCACTGCAGCAGATGGCTTGGGAATACAGCAAAGTTCAACTGTAAATGCTAACTTCTTAAAAGCATGTGAAGCAGAAGTACCAAACTATAGACTAGAGCTAAACGACAGATACTTTGTACAACCTGGATATGTAGAAGAAGACTACATTGAGGTACTACCATAATGGTTGATAAATATCGTATAATGTTTACATTAAATGCACTTGAGGATGAGAAAAAATGACAATTACACTTAGAGCCAATAAAAGCCAGGCACTTACATTTACTGAATTGGATGGTAACTTTACTGACTTAGACGGTAGAGTAGATACTCTAGAAACCAACTACATTAAAAGTGTAAACAGTGTTACACCAAACGCTAGTAATGAACTTACTATTACAACTACTAACATTGCAGAAGGCACCAACTTATATTATACAGATGCTAGAGCAAGAGCAAGTATTAGTGTAACAGACAGCGGCGGCGATGGTAGTTTAGCATATAATAGCAGTACAGGTGTTATTACATATGTAGGACCAAGTGCAGCAGAAGTTAGAGCACATTTTAGTGCAGGTGATGGTATTACTCTAGCTAGTGGTGTAATCAGTGTTGGTGCTGGACAAATTAAAGAAAGTATGATCGATTTTGGTGGCGGCGCTGGTGAAGTTGATACAGACAATGTTCCAGAAGGTGCTACTAACCTTTACTATACAGATGCAAGAGTGCTAACAAAAATTAACGCAACTAGTATTACTCAACTTAGTGATGTTGACACAACAAGTGTAACACCAAATGCAAACGATGTTTTGACTTGGAACGCAGTTGATGGCGAATGGGAGCCAGCAGTTGCTCCTGGAGCATCGGGCGGTGAAGCAAACACTGGTAGTAGCCTAGGATCAGGCAGTGGAATTTTCAAATCAAAAGTTGGCACAGATCTACAGTTTAGAAGTGTTATTGGTTCAAGTCCGATTGTTGCTACAGAAAACTCAAACGATGTAACGCTTACATTTGCACCTAGTGCAGACTTAGATGTAAACACACAAAAGATTATTAATGTTGTAGATCCAACAAGCGCACAGGATGCTGCTACAAAAGCATATGTTGACGGCAGAGTAAGCAGCGGTGTATCAATTCTAACATTTGATGGCGATACAGGCAGCGACACAATTGCAATTCAAGATACAGTTACTTTTAGTGGAACTGCTAATGAAATTGAAACTAATGTTGCAAGTAATGTAGTTACTATTGGTCTACCAAGCAATGTAACTGTTAGCAACAACTTAACCGTTGGCGGTGACTTAACAGTTACAGGCAACACAATTACAACTGGTGCAACTAATTTGAGCATTGCTGATCAGTATGTATATTTGAATACAGGTGATGCGATCGGTGAAGCGGGAACTAACTTTACAGGCAGTGGTTTAGATGATGCTGTGTTCCATGGTTATTTTGAAGGCACTACTACAACAAATTATTATGTGCGTATTGACTCAACAGGTACTCCAGATACATTTGAATGGAGTAAAGACAACTTTAGTACAACAGAAGCAACAGGCGTAGCAATTACAGGTGCAGAGCAAGCACTGGATAACAACATTACTATTGAGTTTCTTGCAACAACCGGGCATACATTGAATGATGTATGGGATGGATCTGCAAGTCCTATTGCACAGGATGCAGGTTTCTGGGCTAACGAAAACAACGGCGCCGGCGCATATGGATATACACATGTTGGTCTCTACTGGGATCAAAGTGATAGAACTTGGAAAGCGGTTAGTAGATACAATGCAGAACCTGCAGGTAATATTAATACAGGCGATGCTAGTTTTGAACTTAGTAGATTTGAAGCAGGTGAATTTATTAGTGGATCACTGGTTATTAGTGGCACAGAAATTAAAACAACTGTAAGTAACCAAAGTTTAGAACTTGCAGCAAACGGCACTGGTGTTATTGATTTGCAGAGCAGTACTGATGTTACAGGTGATGTTACTCTTAAAGCACAAAGCGATTTGCGTTTTGCAGATGCAGACAGTAGCAACTGGGTTGCGTTCCAGGCACCGGCAACAGTTGCAAGTAATGTAACTTGGACACTGCCAGCAGCAGATGCAGGCACAAGTGGCTTTGCACTGGTAAGTGATGCAGCAGGTACGCTAAGTTGGGCTGCAGCAGGTGCAACAACCACAAGTGATACAACAACAAACGCTGAAGAACAAATATACTTTGGTGATATCACTAGTGGTGCTGTTACAGCAATGCACCATGACGCAGACTTTACATACAATCCAAGCACAGGATCATTGTCAGCAGATGTATTCATTGGCGCATTGACTGGTAATGCTGATACCGCAACAACAGCAAGCGGTGTTACAGCAAACAGTGTAGCACTTGGTACAGATACAACTGGTAACTATGTTGCTATTGGACAAACCACTGGCGTTGGACTTAGTGGCAGCACAAGCAGCGAAACAGCAACCTTTACAGTAACAAGTAATGCTACAGATGCAAACACAGGTAGCACTATTGTTGCTCGTGATGCCAGCGGCAACTTTAGTGCAGGTACTATTACTGCAGCACTAAGTGGTAATGCAACCACAGCAACAAGTGCTACCGATGCAACAAACGCAGCCAATGTTGCTATTACAGATAATACAAGCACAAACGCAACTTATTATCTACACTTTGGTAGTGCAAGTACTGGCAATGATGGTGTAGAAGTTGATACTACAACGCTAACATACAATCCAAGCAGTGGTACACTAACAACTGGTATTTTCTCAGGTACAGCAACAAGCGCACAATACGCTGACTTGGCTGAGATTTATGTTGCAGATCAAGAACTAGCACCAGGCACGGTAGTAGTAGTTGGCGGCGAAGCAGAAATTACAGCAGCAGGACCAGATGATGAATATATTGCAGGTGTTATTTCAACTGCGCCAGCATACTTAATGAACAGTGCAGTAGACGGCGAAGCAGTTGCACTAGTAGGTCGTGTTCCAGTGCGTGTTGTAGGCGGCGTAAATAAAGGCGAAGCAGTTTTCGCAACACACAATGGTAAAGCAAGTACTAACGGACAAGGAAAAATTGTTGGAATCGCATTAGAAACAAATAGCGATTTAGGCGAAAAGAATGTAGAATGTATGCTTAAGGTATAAACTATGGAAAAGAAAAACATGAACAAAGACGATATCGAACAACCACAACAGCCCGAAAGTGCTATTAAAGATACTAGTGGCGTAATGATGGAAGGTCACATTCGTATCTTTGATCCAGAAACAGGTGAAGATTATGTGAACAAGCGTAATGCTATTCACTATGAGAACATGAGTGAAGCACTTGCGCTAAGTGTAGCAAACAAAACAAATGGATTTATTCATGAGATGGCGTTTGGCAATGGTGGTACTAGTGTTGATCCAACAGGTGTTATTACATACTTGCCTGCTAATAGTAGCGGTGCAAACGCTAACCTTTACAACCAAACATACTATAAAGTTGTAGATGATAACAGTAGTTTGAACACAGATACAGCAAGAAATAAACTTCAAGTAAGCCATACAGCAGGACAAATTTACACAGATATCATTGTAAGTTGTTTGTTGGACTACGGTGAGCCAAACAGTCAAGCAGCATTTGATAACACAAGTAACTTCAATGACACATACACATTTGACGAGCTTGGATTGCGTAGCTGGACAGGCACAGTTAACACGGGCAAATTACTAACACACGTTGTATTCCACCCGGTACAAAAAAGTCTAAACAGACTTATACAGATTGATTATACAGTTAGAATTCAAACACTGACTAATCTTAGTAGCATATAATATACTAAGTTTATAAAGTGGATAAATAATACTAACGAACACAATGCGGAGCAGATAAAAAATGGCTTATACAGTTAATAAAACCGACGGTACTATCCTTGCAACAGTAGCAGATGGCACCATTGATACAACCACAGATCTTACACTTATTGGTAAGAACTATGCTGGTTATGGTGAATTCTTTAACGAGAACCTAGTAAAACTATTGGAAAACTTTAGTAACACTAGTGCACCAGCAAGTCCAGTTGCAGGTCAAATGTGGTGGGACAAAACAAACAACCTACTTAAAGTTTACAATGGCACAACATTTAAAACTGTTAGTAGTAGTACAGCAAGTGCAAGTACTCCTAGCAGTGGTGTTACTGGTGACCTTTGGTGGGATACCACTAACGGACAGTTAAAAGTTTATAATGGTTCGACCTGGACAACAATTGGTCCATCATTTACAAGTGGTACAGGAACATCAGGTGCTATTGTTGAAACAGTTACAGACACCGGCGCTACAGACCACGTTGTTGTAAAACTTTACACAAACAACGTACTGGTTGCAACAGTATCCAAAGATACAACATTCACTCCGCAGAGTGCTATCTCAGGTTTTGCAACAGTTAAGCCAGGTATCCAACTTAGTACTGCAGTTACAGGAAACAAATTCCAAGGTACAGCAACAGACAGTGATGCACTAGGCGGCGTTGCCTCAACAAGTTATTTGCGCAGTGATGCTAGTGATAGTACTAGTGGTGTACTAAGTATCCTTAACGACACAGGCATGGTTGTTGGTGTTGACAGTGATCTAACAGTTGGTGTTAGTGGTAGCGATGTAACAATTGCAAACGCAACATCAGACGGCGACATCCTAATTAAAGTTAATGATGGCGGCGTTGTTTCAACAGCAATGACCATCGACGGTGCAACAAACAGAGTACTACTAGCAGGTGCACCAAGTGATAACTTGGGCGCGGCAACTAAAGCATATGTTGACAGTGCAGTTTCAGGCAGTGGCGCATTAGCAGTTAGCGGTGGTACAATGACAGGAGACATTCTTGTTAGTGGCACAGTAAACTTTGGTAGTAGCGGCAACAGAATTGCAACAGTGTTTGCAACAACATTTAACGGAACATCAACCGCTGCACAATACGCTGACTTGGCGGAAAACTTCCGTCCAGACACAAGTTATGCACCAGGCACGATTGTTGCACTAGGCGGTGTAGAAGAAATTACAGCAGTAAATGAAGAACTATCTAGCAACGTATTTGGTGTTGTTAGTAGCAAGCCAGCTTACTTAATGAATAGTGCGCAAGAAGGCGGAGCACCAGTTGCTGTCGCAGGTCGTGTACCAGTTAGAGTAGTTGGAATGGTAAATAAAGGTGATAGACTTGTTAGTGCAGGAAACGGCATGGCAAGAGCTGCACAAGAAGATGAATTAATCAATGCTTTCAATGTTATTGGCAGAGCAATCCAAACAAAAACAAATACAGAAGAAGGCACTGTAGAAGCCTTTGTTACAATTAACTAATCGGAGAATAATAAATGGCTTATACAACAGGCGATACTATCCTAGATGATCACTATAATGATTTTGCTACCTCAGTAAACGCAATCTGGGGTACAGGAACAGGTGATGCAGGATACGGCGAAACAACAACAGTAAGTGCTGTTAGTGCTGGCGCAACAATTACAGCGACACAGTGGACAACACTACTAGCAAGAATGAACAGTATGGCATCTCATCAAAGTTCAAGTATTACTGCAATTAGTAACCCAAGTGCAAGTGATACAATTAGTGCATACACTGCACTGTCAACAAACATTGGCACTATTACAACAAACAGATTGAATGTTGCAGCACGTCAAGCAGTGGCGAACACAAACAGAGACAACACTGCTACATTCACAGGCACACTTACGTTTACTCACAAGTGGGCATGGGGCAGCGTAAACCAAGCACGTTACTTCTTTAACGCAGGTGGACGATTGAGCATTAGTGGTTCACAAAGTGGACACGGTAGTGACAGTAAAGGCAACGAATGGGCAAACTTGCTAACAGCGGCAGGCACATACTATGTGTATGCACAAACAGCAGGCAAAAGTGGCGGTTCAGGCACACCAACTACTAACCTTACTACTACAGCAGGCTATCACGACCTTACATCAAGTTATCTTACAGTGTTCCAACAGTATGAGGACACAGGTCCATACACAGCAAACTATGTACAGTGGCAACTACGCACACAAGACAGTGGTGCAAGTGTTGAAGCAAGTTGTACATGGGTTGACGCGGCTGCTGATACGACATACAACAAATCAATCTATACTGTACAGGATCAGGTTGAAGGTACACATAGAATGACATACGGTTATGAAAAGCATGATACAACTTATGTTGCAGACAACGGTGGTACAATCACACTAACAGGTAGTGCAACAGGTAGTTAATAACTAACCTCACATAATAAAAACATTGACAGGACCTTCGGGTCCTGTTATACTATCAAGTATGGAAAATCTAGAATCATATGCTCGAGAAAGATTCGAGCTCAACAGACAAAAACAAACTCTAAAAGAACAACAACAGCAAAGACTCACTGTTACATATAATGGTGGGCTATTCCGTGTGGATATGACACTGCTTAACTATTTGTATATGAAAAATGCAAATGCAGGCTTGTTTAATCAAAGCACTAAATGTATTATTCCAGACAGTTATGATACGCCCATTGAAATTGATTGTGTGGAACTTGTAGAACTATGTGACGCTCGTTGGAATGAAGTACACAATGATTGGCATAACGAATACCAAGAACTAAAAACAAAACGTAAAGCAGGTGACGTTGAAGTCTAAAGGCATACTAATACTGTATAGCGAAAGCGCACAGTTGGACTACAAAAGTCTAAGTGAACTGTGCGCACGACTAGCAGAAAAGCATTTAGGTGTACCTAGTACCGTAGTAAAACTAGATCCTATACAAAAGAACTTTCGCACATTTCGTTACCCTAACGGCGAACTAGAAGGTACAGAGTGGAACAACATAGGCAGATACAGTACATATGACCTGAGTCCATATGATGAAACCTTACTAATTGACAGCGACTACATTGTACAGTCAGACACACTTGCAAACTACTTTGGCTGCGATCACGACTTTGTGTGTCATAATCGTAGTTGGGATGTTACAGGTAATGATGTGTTTAGACATGACCGTTTTATGACACAGAATTGGTTTGAAATGCGTTGGGCAACAGTTGTATATTTTAAAAAGAGTGAACCTGCAAAACATATATTTGATGCTTGGCGTATGGTATATGAAAACTATGCTTACTATGCGGAACTGTTTGGATTTAGTAAATCACCATTCCGTAATGACTTTGCAATGAGCATTGCACATCAAATATGCAATGGGTATAGCAACACAGGTACATTTGACTATGCACTTCCTGCACTTAGCAGTAGTGACAGTGTATTAGATTACAAAGATGGACGATGGTTGCTAAAGTATGAATACAAAGAATCTCACAACGTTATGCGCTACACAGGTGATTTACATGTAATGAACAAGCGCAGTTTACTAGAGATAGCAGATAAACTATGAGACCAAAAACTCGTGAACAAGGCTATTTAACTTTTGCACAAGGTGCGCAGTATTTGCAGTGTGCATATTTGCTTGCGCTCAGTGTCAAGACTTACTGTAAGATAAATGATTTTGCAGTTGTCGTAGATACTGCAACACCTGTGCCAGAACATATGCAAGCAGTGTTTGACGAAGTTATCACTATCCCTACAATGGCACCATTTGCAAATGAATGTTTAGCATGGGAACTTACGCCCTTTAAAGAAACATTCAAAGTTGAAAGTGACATGTTAGTCACTAGCAATATTGATCATTGGTGGGCAGGTGCGAGACTTAAAAACGTTTGCTTTACTACACAAGTGCGCAACTACAGAGGCGAAGTTGTAGAGGATCATTACCACAGAAAGATGTGGCATGAAAACAATCTATGCAATGCTTACAATGGCTTTATGTATTTTAGACATTGCACAGAAACAAAAAAGTTTTTTGATACCTGCAAGACTGTGTTAGATAACTTTGACCTATACAAATCAAGTGTGCTAAGTAACTGTAGACACGATACTGCAGACACAGATGTGTTTATGAGCGTCGCTGCTACAGAACTAGGCAGTGAAAACTACTATGTGCCTACACTAGATTATCCTACATTTACGCACATGAAGCAACACATCAACAACTTTAAAAATGATGATTGGCGAGATGCTTGTCATTGGACACTTACAGATGATATGATCTTTTGTATAAACGGATATGCACAAACTAGACCTTTTCATTATTTTCACAAAGATTTTTGTACACCGGAGTTAATAGCGAGATATGAGCAGCGCATTCTTTGAAGCAGCACAAGCACATCAATCAGCAGTAACTAAACTAGAACATAAGTTGTATTACAGTGAAGATGGTAGTATAATAGATATATCATATGATGTATTAGAGCATGATTATATTGTTATCACACAAGATGAATTTGATGCGTGTAATAGTAAACGTGACGACTACACAGTAGTAGAAAATAAACTAACATTTAGTCCTCCTAAACAACGAACTTGGGGATTAACACAACAAGAACTATCGAGGAACCCTTATGTCAAAAGTTGATGTAGCAGACTTAGACTGCATTTATCTAAGTTACGATGAACCCAAGAAAGAAGAATTCTGGGTAAAAATACAAAACATGGTGCCATGGGCAAAGCGTGTTGACAGTGTGCAAGGCAGTGATGCTGCACACAAAGCAGCGGCCGCAGCAAGTGACACAGAGCGTTTCATCCTTATTGATGGTGACAATATGCCTTATCCAGAGTTTTTTGATATCACACTGGATATTAAACCTGAACATGAGGACTGTGTGTTTCGTTGGAAAGCAGTGAACGACATCAATGGACTCATGTACGGCAATGGTGGCATGAGTTGCTGGACACGAACATTTGTTAACAACATGCGCACACATGAAGCAAGCGACGGTAGTGACGAGAATGATGTAGAGTTTTGTTATGATCCTAAGTACCTAGCAATGAACAATGTGTATAGCACAACCTATCCCAATGGGAGTGCTAAACATGCTTGGCGTGCAGGATTCAGAGAAGGTGTGAAGATGTGCTTGCGCAAAGGCACACGCCCTACACTGCAGGAGTTTGAGGACATGGTGCATAAATCAAACTTTGATAGACTTAGCATTTGGCATAATGTAGGCAAGGATGCAGAGTATGGCGAGTATGCTATACAGGGCGCAAGACTTGGCACATATAAAACAATGCTTACAGATTGGGATCACACAGAAGTGCAGTGGTTCGACAACTTAGAACGCATTTACAATGAGTTTGATCCAATGCAAATGGCAGAGATTAATGGTGCGCTTATGAGTAGACTTGGATTGCCTATGTTAGATATGGATGCAAATCAAAGCAAGTTCTTTAAAAAATACTACAGTCAAACATATTGTGCAGCCCAGCCAATGTCGCTTGAAATTGATCAGATTAGAAAGCACGAAGGATGGTAACAATCGACATCACAGATTATTGTGGTGCATCACACAGCCGTAATGTAGAGATACTTGCTTGTAAAATTGCACGGCATAAAGATGAAAAAATTGTATTAGATCTTAAACATGAAGGCTGGGATATTGTTGAAAATGGCATAGAACAAAAAGTAAAAAATATTTGTGATGTACTATCTATTCCTTATAATCAGATTGAGTTTACGAGTAGTGACAAGTTATGCAAAAGCGAAACATTTAAACATACAATAAATCCGAAATACACAACATATTTTTCTGATCGATTTAAAGAAATAAAAACTGTATCTTCTGCTAAGTTCAACTACGGATTGTTTTGCGGTAGAGCAACCAATGAAAGACTTTATAGTTTTTGGAAACATAAAAACTGGAGATATCATGAACTTGGCAGAGCAAGTATGCATTTAGATGTAAACACAGTAACAGAATGGAACAGTGATTTTACAGATTTTATTTGTGAATATAACGAACACTGGAAAAGTTTAATTCCTTTGTTACCATATAGTGATATAGATTCATATATTAAACCTCCTATTATTTTTGGAAATAATACTGATGTAGATTTATGGAAACGTGTATATAGCGAACTAATGATTGAAGTTGTAGTAGAAACTAATCAAACACCTGATACCTTTTTTATTACAGAAAAAACATTTCGTCCTATTGCATATGGTAAGTTATTTTTAGTAATAGGAAGTCCGGAGTTTGAACAGAACTTAAAGCGCATGGGCTTTGATATTTTCGATGACATTATTGATAAAAGTTATGACACAGAAAGCAGTTACATACGAATTGATGCAGTGTTTAAAAGTTTAGGCGAGTTATTAAGCAATCCGGTGAACATGCAAGCATTGCTTCCACGATTATTGGCAAACAAGCGAGTATTAGAAAACCTATGAGTGATTATTACAATGATGCACTAACTGCAAAGACTAAACTAGCAACAGTTAGCGATAGTTTTTGTTTGGCAAAATGGAAACAAGTTAGTTTGCATCTAACAACTGGACATACTAACAGTTGTTACCATCCGCCATTGCATCGCATACCTGTAGAGCCACTTGCAGACAATCCAAGCGCACTACACAACACTGCACATAAGAAACAAAGTCGTAAAGAAATGATGGAGGGAACTAAGTGTAGTGATTGCCGATACTGTTGGAATATAGAAGCACAAGGCAACATTAGTGATCGTCACTATCGCAGTGGTGAGCCCTGGGCTATGGCGAGTTTTGATGAAATAGTTAACAATCCTCTTGCAGATGTTAACCCAAGTTATGTAGAGGTAAATTTTAACAATGTTTGTAATCTTAGTTGCAGTTATTGCAGTCCTCAGTTTAGCAGCACCTGGACAGCAGAATCAAAGGAACACGGAGCATGGCCCACCACTGTACCACACAATGACCCCCAACACTTCGTGGGCGAAAGACGGGCTATTCCCAACAGAGAAGACAACCTCTACCGCGAAGCCTTCTGGAGATGGTGGCCCGATCTATACCCCTCTCTAAAACACTTTCGTATGACAGGCGGCGAGCCCACAATGGATCCAAACACCTATCGTGTTTTTGATTATGTACTAGAGAATCCCAAACAGGATTTGCATCTTAATACAACAAGTAACTTCAGTGTTGACACTAAGGTATGGGACAAATACAAAGGCTATGTGCAACGACTATGTGAAGGTGATCAGATAGAACACTTTATGCAGTTTGTTAGCATGGACACCTGGGGCAAGCAAGCAGAATATATACGCCATGGTCTGGACTTTGATCTTGCTATAAATAGATGTGAAGAATTTGTTCGTGACGTTCCCAGTCGTAGCAGCCTAACATTCATTATCACAATGAATAATTTAAGTATACTTTCACTAAAGAAACTGTTAGAATACATAGTATACTTGCGTAAAACATACACAACAACCTATCAGCGTGTATGGTTTGATACTCCACTATTGTACACGCCAGACTGGCAAAGCATGCAAATACTACCCATGGAATATCAAATAGTAATGCAAGAGTGTATACTCTACATGGAAGAAAACATGCACGAAATGCATGGCTTTAAGGACTATGAAGTACTAAAGATGAAGCGTGACTTGGATTGGATGCTACAAGGCACAACAGACGTAGAACGCAAACGTGGAGACTTTTACAAGTTCTTTAGTGAACATGATCGTAGACGCGGCACAAACTTTTTAGAAACATTCCCAGAAATGAGTAGTTTTTGGCAACAGTGTGAGTATTATGCAAAACAACATTAGAGTTCATTTTCCACGTGGTGTATCAGGTAGTTTTTTAATCAACTGCATAATGTATTATACACATCCGGAATACTTTTTAAAGTTAAGTTTAGGACCCGAAGGCAACGCACATCCACAGCTAGACGATTTAACAGATTTGGGAAAGTTGAACGTAGTAGATTTAAAAAAACACATGTTTTTTTTAAACAATACTAGTCATAGTGCAACTAAATTAGATGACAAATTTACCACTGTGTTTATAAAATGCCAATCTGATGATTATGGTGTTATAACAGATATGTTTTTAAACAAAGTGTTAGTGTGGAAAATTGATCTAGAAGAATATAATATTATAAAAGGTGCGAACTGGGCCTCATTTGAAAAGTGGACCACATGTGAATTTACTAGACAAGAAATAAAAGATATGTGGGTTGGTGATTTGGAACTGTGGAATAATCAAGCACAATTTTCTGAAGCAGATTATGTTATCAGTTTTAAAGATATACATTTTGATCCTGTATTAAATCAACGAATTGCGACATTGGCGGGCATGCAGGCAAATGAAACAGTACAGCAATATATAGAAGACTATAGAAATGCGAATAGGATTTATTGGAAATGAAAATATTAGTAACAGGCGCAGACGGATTTCTTGGCAGCAATACAGTTAGGTATCTTCTTAAAAAAGGTTATAATGTTACTGCACATACACAAGATGTTAGACAAAGTTTGCCTTATGAAACATTTGATGTGCTTTATCATTTTGCTGCTTTCGTTGGCGGGCGTAAAGGCATAGACAATAACTTATGGAGCATTGCTGAGAACATAGAAATTGATAGATGCGTATTTAAATGGGCTGAACAGTTTTGCGGTAAGATAATTTACCCTAGCAGTTGCGCAGCATACCCAGCAGCTATGCAATCGCAACAAGGTGTTCCTATGAGTGAGGATACACCTGATGGCGAACCTTTTGATATGTACGGTATGAGCAAACTTGCTGCAGAATGTATGCTAAAACAAATGACTATACCCAGTCACATCATGCGACCATTTACAATATATGGCCCTGGGCAAAGCATGGACTATCCTTTGCCTAGTATTATTGCTAGAGCAAGACAGGGAGAGTGTAGTGTTTGGGGAAGCGGTACACAAATAAGAGATTATGTGTATATTGACGATGCGTGTCGAGTGTTTGAATATTTAATGCACAGAGAAGAACCTATTAAACTAAACATAGGATCAGGCATCCCTACAAACTTTATTACTATTGCTGAGATAATTTATGAACAAATACATGGTGTGCGTATTCCAGTGCAGACAATGACCAATGAACCAGAAGGTGCTGGCTATAGATATAGCGATACTACACTACAGGCTAGTTTAGGTCTAATGCCTGAGATAGGTTTACAAGAAGGTATTAGGAGAATGATTGATGCTTGAAAAAGTTGGAATTCACTTTCCTAAAGATTGGCAATATGGACCTGAAGAAATACATATATTTGATAGCACTGCAAAACAAGTAGACAAACAGTTTCCCAATGATCGTAATCTAGTTATTAATACAACCTGGTTTGGTAATCAATTTGACAATGGAGAATGGCAACGTGCGTTAAGTTTTGATGTTGACTTTGATAATTTATTTTTATTAAGTGTAATAGATCCTTTGTATCTAACAGACGAAGATTTAGAAATTCTTGTAAACAAATACAACATTAAACAAGTTTATCGTATAGGAATGTTCGAAGGTAGCAAATATGAATGGAACTTTCATGGATTGATTGGCAAAGACCTGATGCCCAGTTATACTGAAGAGCAGGTGCTAATGCAAGATCCCGAATATATCTATATGCTTTATCAACGCAAACCTAGATTACATAGAATAGAAATAACTGAAATACTCAGGCAACGTAATCTTTTAAAACATGGTATAGTAACACTAGGCGGCCCTGATGGTAAAAATGATTGGCAAGGTGGCATACAACACTGGGAACCAATAACTATTGAAGACTATCCAGAAGATTATCATCACAATGGTAGCAAAGAAGATTTTGCCGGTGTACCAAATGATCTAGTAACAGTAGGTAGACTGGATTTATGGCAAAAGCATTTCTTAAATATCATAAGTGATTGTGTATTCGATGAATGGCAACCTTTGTTTGTTACAGAAAAAATGTGGAAAGCAACAATAGGATTACGTCCTTATATTGTACACGGTAATCCAAAAACATATGATTGGATGCGAAATCACGGCTTTAAGACTTTTAACGATTATTGGAGTCATATACCAGTAGAAACTAGCACAGACGATCACGGAGCACATGACAGTGTTTGGAAAGTCATTGAGTTCTTACAAACACAAGATTTAAAACAACTGTACCTTGACATGTTACCGGACTTGCGTTATAATAAACTACGCTTCAATGAATTTAGCCGAGAACAAGAACACAAGATGGAGAATATCTTTGAGTAAGTTTTATTGGTTTGGCGATAGTTGGGTATATGGAGATGAGCTCGATGATCCGTCTAACGAGTGCTTTGCAAAATTAGCAAGCGATGCGATTGGCGCGGAGTGCATAAATTTAGGAGAAAAGGCTACTAGTATCGATAGTATAGTATATAAATTTTTAGACGTAAAGGATCAAATAAAGTCTATAGATAAAGTTTATTTTTGTTTAACAGATAGCAATCGTGTACAAATAGATGAGAAAAATATTATACCAAGTAAGCATGTTGACAATATTCATCTTCATAGTGAACTTTGGTATAAGTACTTTGATACAGATAAACAACAACAACTTAATTTAGACAGAAACTTGTTTTTGCTACACAAAGCCTGCCCTCAAGCAAAATTTATTAATATTTTTTCGTTAAATTCTAGTAAACATATTCCAGATAGTGCATGGCTATTACCTTCAGATCAATGCATTGCAGAGTTTATTTTACCCTATGTACACAAGGGTATGTTATTAACGGACCATCCAGAGTTAATAGTAGAAGAATGGCAAGAACAAGAACCATATGTTGAAAAGTATTTTTATCCCAATCACGCTCATCCTAACAAACTAGGACATAAAAAGATAGCAGAAGAACTATGCAAACTGATTTAATTTTCAAACACAATCATTTAGACACAAAGAGTGCAAGTTTTTGTGCAGCCAAATGGTACAACGCTACCATATGGCTAGGCAGTGGAATGACAACCAGTTGTCATCACCCGTTGCCGCATAAAATAGATGCGGAAGCACTTAAACACAATCCTAAATTACTACACAATACACCTGAGAAGAAAGAACAACGTCGTCAAATGCAGTGTGGCGAACGTCCAGGCGGTTGTGAATACTGTTGGAAAATTGAGGACATGGGTCCTAACTTTATAAGTGATAGAGTTTACAAATCAAAGATATATACAAGTGAGGAACTAAACAATGCATACGCTACACCACATGACGAAGATGTTGATCTCATTACCCTTGAAATTGCCTTTGACAGAACATGTAATTTTGCTTGCAGTTATTGCAATCCCGCATTTAGCACAACGTGGGTAAAAGATGTTAAAAATAACGGCGCTTATCAAGAACTTGTAAGTGACGGACGCAATCATTTTACACATCCGCACGATAGCAATCAACTTTACAAATTAAACGAAACTAATCCATATGTAGAAGCATTCTTTAAATGGTGGGATACTGACCTGCACCGTACACTGCGTGAACTGCGCATTACAGGCGGCGAACCTATTATGAGTGCAGAGTTATGGAGGCTGTTTGATTGGTTTAAAGACAATGCAGACAAAAGTCAAACCAGTCTTGCTATCAATAGTAACCTAGGGGGTAAACCAGAACTTATAGATCGACTTGCAGAATGTCGTAAACATTTGCCAAGTTTGGATATTTACACTAGTATGGAAGCAACAGAATATAGTGCAGAATATATCCGCGATGGTTTAGATTTTGATCAGTGGTGGAAAAACTTGGTTAAACTACACTTTGCTGACATTGACACGCACTGTATGATGACTATCAACGCACTGTGCTTGCCGACACTACCAGATATGATTGAAAAGATTTTAAATGCAAGAACATTATTTGGCGAAAACTTTGCAACTATGAGTTACAATATACTACGCTTTCCTAGTTTCCAAAGTTGTTTAGTATTACCACAAGCGATTAAAGATGAGTGCGTTAACAGACTAAAACAATTAGACTTGACTAACATGCAGGATTGGGAACGCGGACAATTGGATAGACTTGTGGAATACTTGCAGGTAGTTGAAAAGCCGCACAACGAAGCATTTGAAATGCCGCGTTTGCACAATGACTTTAAAAAGTTTTACACACAGTATGATGTACGCCGCAATCACACGTTTGCAACTGCATTTCCAGAACTAGAGGAATGGTATGAGTCGCTCTAAAACAGACAAGTATTACGAAACATATGACTATAACAGCAGACGCCCTGTGTTTGTTGAACTAGAAAGTTTGCGCGAAGATCAACAACAACGTTTAATGACTAGCAAACACTTTTGTATGATTCCATGGACACACATACACGGCTTCCCAACAGGTGAAGCATACCCTTGTTGTTTAGGTGAGATGGCACATCCAATTGGAAATATGCGTGAGAACACACTGGAAGAGATTTGGAACGGCGATGCTTATGTTGGTATGCGTGAACAGATGCTTGCTGACAAACCTTGCAAAGAATGTACACGCTGTTATGAACAAGAAGCACAAGGCTTTTTTAGTATGCGCAACAGTAGCAACAAACACTTTGGGCATCACATTGACAAAGTTGACCAAGGAGCAAATCCAGACTTTGAATTAGTGTATTGGGATATACGGTTTAGTAATCAGTGTAATCTCAAGTGTCGTAGTTGTGGTCCTATGTTTAGTAGTTTATGGTATGATGATCATGTAAAGATGCACAGACAAGCACCCAATCACAAACGCATTGAATGGGCAGGCAGAAATAAGAATGATATATGGGAACAAATGATCCCACACATTGACCAAATCGAACAAATATACTTTGCAGGCGGCGAGCCACTTATTATGCAGGAACACTATAACATACTTAAAGAACTTGTGCGCCGTGAACGCTTTGATGTTAAACTAATTTACAATACAAACTTTAATGAAACACTGTACAAAGATTTAGATGTGCTGGATTATTGGGGCATGTTTGACAGTGTTAGCATTGGTGCAAGTTTAGATGCAAGTGGTGCCAGAGCAGAACTAATGCGCAAAGGCAGCGACTGGGCTAAGACAACTGCCAACAGAGAACGCATGCTAGAGAAATGTCCAGATGTAGACTTTTACATTAGTCCTACAGTAAGTTTAATGAATGTATTGCATGTGCCAGACTTTCACAGAGACTGGATAGAACGTGGACTGTTAAAGCCACAAGACTTAAATGTAAATGTATTACAAAGTCCAGATTGGTATCGTGTTGACTGTTTGCCGGAATACATGAAGCAGGATGTGACTGCAAAACTAGAAGAGCACATTGCTTGGTTAGCACCACAAGATCATTTACAACGTGCAACAAACGGCTTTCGTAGTACAATTAGTTTTATGAATAGTCAAGACAATACACAGCATCTTAAAAAGTTTAATCAAGTAACAGCACAATTAGATGCAGTAAGAACAGAAAACTTCTACGAAGTATTTCCAGAACTAGCGAGTTTACAAACCTATGCCTAAATGTATACTACCATGGATCAGTATTGAAGCAACACCAATGGGTACTACTAGGCCTTGTTGTTTAGCAAAACATGAAATACCAGGAATTGATTTAAAAAAACATACACTTGAAGATGCTTTTCGCAGCGAATATATGGATGATATGCGCAAGGCATTTAGCGAAGACAAAAAACCAGGACAGTGTAGTAGTTGTTGGATGGAAGAAGATGCTGGTAAAAAGTCTAAGCGAGAGTACATGTTAGAAAAGTTTAGACATATAGAAGTAGATTATAATAATACCAAAGGCGAAAGTTTACAATTTTTAGATTTAAAACTTGGAAATATTTGTAATCTTAAATGTCGCATATGCGGAACCTGGAGCAGTAGCAAATGGGGGCAGGAAGAATTAGATTATTATAATCCTGAATTAGAAGGGAATAGCCAAATTAAAGATTGGCTTAAAGCAGGACAATGGCCCAGAACTAGTCGCAAATTTTGGGATAACATGGATCTGTTATTGCCACAAATAAAGTATTTTGAATTTACAGGCGGTGAACCGTTTTTAATCAAGCAACACTTTGATCTGCTAGAACGTGCAGTAGAAAAAGGATATGCAAAAAATATAGATATTCATTATAATACTAACACAACAAAATTGCCTAAACAACATGAAATATGGAAGCATTTTAAACATGTACAAATTGCATTTAGTGTAGATAATACCAAAGAACGTTTTGAATATGAACGCTACGGTGCTAAATGGAGAACTAGCAATAAGAACATTAATGCTATTCACACTCTCAGAGACAGTGGAGAATATAACATGGAGACACAATTATGCACCACTTGGAATATACAAAACATTTTTTATGTTGATGAAGTACTAACATGGGCAGAGACTATGAACTTTAATAGTATTCATTTTAATTTAATGCATGATCCATGGGAACTGGCAATTAGTAATACTCCAACTAGTGCAAAAGCAGAGTTGATGATATATCTACAAAAGTGCAGAGTAAAACATCAAAAATATGCAAAAGATATCGAAAGCCTGCAGCATATTGTAATGCGCAGCCAACAAGAAGATGCACAGCCTTTACATAATAAATTTAGACGTACTGATCTATATCGTAATCAAAACTTTGCAGAAAGTCATAGTAAAATAGCAAAGGCAATTGGTTATGAACTCTAAGCCTACTATATTAGTAAGTGAAAATCGAACAGTTTTTCAAACATCGTTCCTTGAAAAAATATGGGAACAGTATTTTAATGTTGAAATACTTGATGTAAACAAGCACTATGATAAGCGTAACACTGTTGTTGTTAGTGATCGCGTGGACTTTCTTCAAGACCGGGATACTGATGAGCGTATACTAGCAAACAAAGGGTTAAGACATGTTATTGATCATTGTTGGGATAGTTGGGTCAATAATTTAGATAATAGTGCAGACTTTGTATTGCGGCCTAGAGATTTCATAAGGATTAACGAAAGTATATGGTATAAACATCTAGGCTACGATAAACTAGAACTTATAAAAAACCCTAGTAGGGACTTTTTACTTTTAATGAATGGAGTGTCTCCAGAGCGTACAAAATTATATAATAGATTAACTCCTGTATTGTCAGATAATATTTACAGTTATTTCGGACATGGTGTACCATTGCAAAATGCACAAGATCAAGAATATAATAACCCAACCTGGCAAAGATATATAGACCCAATTTGGTATACAAGTACACGATTTAGCGTTGTAGTTGAAAGTGTTATTGGAGAAAAATTCGTTCTTCTTGCCAATGATGATATAAATGTAAGTGAAAAAACTTTAAAGCCTTGTGCTTTTAAACATCCTTACATCGTTTGGGGACAAGCAGGCACACTAGCATGGCAAAAACGCCAAGGGTTCGAAACATTTGATCATTGCGTTGATGAAACTTATGACACTGTTGAAGATAAAAATTTAAGATTTGAAAAAGTAGTAGAACAAATTAATTTGTGCATTGAAGATAAAACAATCTTTACCGACGAACTAACAAAACAAAAACTGGAGCACAATTACAACCATTTTTATAATGAAGAAGTAGTTATGAAATTGTTTAAAGAACAAATGATAGATCCTTTGTTGGAGTTTATAGAATCGTGATTGCAGTAATCGGACGTGGTCTAGTAGCTCAACAAGTTATTGATGTAGTGAATCCTGACACGGTGTTTACTAGCAGTAATATACTTGAATTAAGTAACACTGCATGGGATACTATATACTGTGCAGCACCTAGTGGCAATAGAATATGGGCGCAGCAAAATCCTACATTAGATAAATCTAGTGTATGGCAAATCATTAATGAATGTGCAGTTACAAAGTTCCAGCGTTTTGTATTGTTTAGCACAGGCGATACGCAAGTTAATCCAGATAGTGCTTATGGACATAATAGGTTACAGTTAGAAAACTGGGTTAAAACATTGCCCGACAGTAGCATAATTCGTTTGCCCAGTTTAATACACACAACAATAACAAAAAATATGTTGTATGATATAAAACACAACTGCTGGTTAGATAAAATAAATCCCAATAATCAATTGCAGTGGTTTGATTTAAGTCTGTTAAAAGATTGGATTACAACCAATGAACGTGAAGTTAATGTGTGCAGTGAGCCTATACTAGCGCAGGATATTCTAGCAGAATTTGCGCCTGCAATAACAGAACAATTAGATTACACACGCAAGGGTGATGTATACGATTTACAACCATATAGTTACACTCGTGAAGAAATATTTGCAAGTATCAGAGATTATTTAAAATGATTTATGTATGCGGAGATAGTTTTGCAGCAAGTGATCCGGAAAGCGTAATTACCCCTTGGCATGAACAGTTAGAATGTGTAAATTTATCACGAGTCTGTGCAACTAATCTACAAATTAGTCAACAAGTAGATTATGCAATAAAACATGCAAGTTTTATTATTGCGTTGTTTACTACTTGTGTGCGTTTTGAACATGGCGCAGACAGTTATACACTGCATAATTTAACTACAAGCAATCTAAATAAAATACAACAGCACCTAGTTACAGAGCATGCAAAACATTTCTTTGATTTAGACTTGGAAATATATAGAAATAAGTGTATAATAGAAAGTGTGTTGCAACGTTTAACAGACAGTAGTATACCTTTCTTGTTTGATCAAGGTGGATTTGAACACACAAAGTTTGGTGTGACCGCACAATACTTTGAAAAATACAACAAACATCGTAGCAAATATAACCTATGGGATCATGGAGATAGCAAGTTGCACAGACCTTATTTCCATATAACAGATCAACTTATACACAATAGAGTAGCAGAATATTATCGTGAACAAACCTGAAAACCTATGCATGGCGCCATGGACGCACACTTACCTCAGCCCACAAACTGAAAGACGGTTGTGCTGTGCTAGTCGTGAGCCTGCGCAGAGCTTTACACAATACATTGACACTGCAGAAGGCACTAACGAATACACTCCGCAAACATTAGATGAGTATTGGAATGGCGAGAACATTCGTCGTATACGAACACAGATGTTAAACAATGAAGTACCGCCTGAATGTGAAGTGTGCGATAAGAAGTTGCTTAACCAAGACGTATATAGAGATTATTTTACACATTTATTTAAACATAAATGGCAAGATGTCGTTCCTAGTACAGACGCAGATGGTTATACCACTATGAAACCTATTAGTTGGGATTATCGGTTTAGCAACTTGTGTAACTATAAATGTCGTATGTGCGGACCTATGCTTAGTAGCAGTTGGGAAACAGAAGCTCGCAAGCAAGGCAAAGTAGAACCCTGGATGGAAAAGCCTGTGAAAAAGGCTATTGAAACTTTCCAGAAAGATCAAGTAGAAGCAGAGTTTGCACAAGCAGTTGAAGAACACCGTGTAGAAGAAATATACTGGGTAGGCGGCGAACCACTTATGTACGAACAGCACTGGCGTTATATGCAACGCATCATTGAACTAGGAGATGGACCTAAACTGTATGCACGTTATAATACAAACCTAAGTCGTATTGAATATAAGGGTATTCATTTATATGATGATATACTAGCAAACATTCGTGACTGGCAAATATGTGCAAGTTTAGATGGTACTGGTGCAGTGGGTGAATATATACGCACAGGGTTAAACTATAGTGAATGGTTAACTTATTTTGCTATGGGTGCAAAGTTCGCTGACGGTGATCGCAGAAAAATGCGCATCGACTTCACACTTACACTGCCCGGGCTATTTGAAATAGTAAACATATGTCGTCTGGCTAGAGATTTAAAAGTAGATATACTTGCTAAAGTTACATTTGCGTTTACGCCAGACATTGCAATGAGTCCATTATTTCTTCCCAAGAATATATTACACGATTATGTAAATGAATTGTTATTGACTGACTATGTGGATAATCGTACAATAAGAGAAATGCTAAAAAGTTTATTAACTCGTCCAACTTTTGAAGAAGAGTTTCCGGACGAGTATGCTAAAGGTAGAATCAAAGGCAAGTGGCGCATGCAAGCAATGGACAATTTGCGTGGCGGTATGAAGTTTAGAGATACACTAGGCACAGTACAAGCAAGAGAGTTTTGGGATGAAATCTGTTAAAGTAGTAATGCAAAATCCTTTGGATAAAAAGGATAAGATTGATTATACAATAATACCTAACGATACACAGTTGGCAAAAGACTGGATAGTTGCACTAGAACAAGATGTGCTGCAAAAAAGTTTGCACTTAGAAAAGAACTATTGTTTTTTAGGGTTTCCAGATAATCCTCGCAATATAGAATATATATGTAATCAGATTAATCAGCATTGTAAAGTAATTAATCGTAGTAAGATCGGATACCGCATTGAAGAATACTTTGTACCGGATGCTGTGATGTTTGATGAAAGTTTCGACGACATATACAACGATGAAGAAATCTTTAAGCATGATATTATGAATCGATTGCATAATCATTTTGAAGTATTACAAGGCACAGTTGAAAATTTAAGTGAATATTATACTAAGGCAGATGTGCTTACAAAATACAGTATTAGGCAATTAAACAATTTATGTCATGAAATGGAATGTCTGTGTTTAAGTATTAAAAATAAAAGGCATTCGCCAGACTGGATCAGGCCGGCACAAATAACTACATTTCTAAACGCTCCGCGACATCACTTAACAGACGAGCATCGTAAAGGTTTTGCAGAAAATTATTTTGATAGAGAGCTCGGCGGTGTGTATATGCATTGGTGCCAAATTGGAAAAACACTATGGGAAGTTTATAAAGATGAGGGCGCACCAAAATTAACAGATACAGTTTGTGAAGCAATTACACATTTACAATATTATAGCGGTGAATTTGATATTGACTGGGCTGACACCATTACACCTGAGAAATATTCCTGGCGCAAAGAGGAACTAGCCGGATATGAAAAATGGCTCATCGAAAACAACTATGATCCACTAGATCCACAGTTGAGCAACGGCTATTTAAAACTAGGACAAGTTGACTTGATAAATAGTTTTGGTACTAGTACAAAAGAAGAAATTTGGAAAATACTTTCAGAACATTTAGATATTTGCAGAATAGAAGTAGACGGAATATCGTGTGATTATAATTACACATGGACAGACATTGACTACGAAGTGCGTCAACTAAAACAACTAGGATACATTTAATGAAAATTTTAATATGCGGATTACCTGGCAGTGGAAAAAGCACACTGGCAGAACCTTTTGCCGAGCTAATTGGTGCGGTATGGATCAATGCTGATCAAGTTCGCGAAAGATACAATGACTGGGACTTCTCACCTGAAGGAAGAATTAGACAAGCACAGCGTATGAAACACCTTAGTGATGGTGTTGTTATGGCTGGTAAGATTGCTGTAGCAGACTTTGTGTGTCCAACTGAAGCAGCCCGTGCCGAGTTTGATGCAGATTACACAGTATGGATGGATACAATTAAAGAAGGCAGATTTGAAGATACAAATGCTATGTTTGAAAAGCCTGTAGATGTTAACTATCATGTTAATGGTTGGTTCGATGACACACACGCACAACTAGTAAAAGTTGTAACAAACTATATGAAGCGTCAAGACGATATTCGTAATGATCGTCCAGAAGGCTTTACTATGGATAACTTAGTAATAGGAAAAAAGTAATGGCATTTGATTGGCAAAAACCCACAACACAAATGCTAGGCAGATGGCAACCTTGGCATGATGGACACACAGAATTGTTTAAAAGAGCCCTTGCTGAAACAGGACAAGTATGTATTATGGTGCGTGATGTAGGCGGCATTGTGGGACAAGATGCTGGCGGCGGCAGAACTGCAGCGCAGCAGGATAATCCATTTGTATATGAAGATGTCTGGCACGGTATCCGCGATGGACTACAAGCAGCAGGCTATGAGTATAGTGATCAGTATATCGTAATGCGTGTACCAAACATTGTTGACATTAGTTATGGTAGAGGTGTAGGCTATACATTTACTGAACATGACTTGGGTAAAGAAGTTCACAACATTAGTGCTACAAAGATTAGAGCAGAGATGCGTGAAAAGGGAGAACTATAATGGGTTGGATTAAACGTATTATTAATAAAATTAAGTTGGAAATTAGATACCGCAAGCGTTTAAAAGAACTGCGTAAACGAGATCCTTTTATCTACAAATGATATTAACTGTTACAGAAGTAGAACACTATACGGATCGATTGTTTCGTATACGCACAGAAAGACCACGAAGTTTTCGCTTTACAGCAGGCGAGTTCACAATGATTGGACTGCCTGGCACGAACATCACCAGGGCATATAGTTTCACCTCTGGCCCTGGTGATGACTACCTAGAGTTTTACAGCATTAAAGTTGAGGACGGTCCTCTTACCAGCGAGTTACAGCATATTCAAGTAGGCGACAGTTTAGAAGTCAACGAACGCACAACTGGTACACTAACACTTGCTAACATTGAACTGGGTGGTGATTTATGGTTGCTTGCAACTGGCACTGGTATTGCACCTTTTATTAGTATACTCAGAGATCCCAGCACATATGATTGTTTTGAAAACATACATGTTGCATGGAGTGTGCGCACCAAAGAAGAACTTGTTAGTTACAGCGACTTTTTAACAGAGATGCCCGTTAACTTTACGCCTATTGTTACACAGGACAAGTCTTGGGCAGGACTTAATAAACGCATTACAGTTAAGATGGGTGCTGGCATGCTACTACCAGAACTTGATCCCTGCAAGCACAAAGTAATGATCTGCGGAAGTTTAGACTTTAATAACAGTGTAAAAGAAATGTTAGTTGCCTGGGGCTGGGAAGAAGGCAGTAAACGCACTGCAGGATCGTTTGTGCAAGAGAAAGCATTTGTTGAAAAATGAGTACACTTTACACATATGGTTGTAGTTTTACAGACTATCATTGGGATACTTGGGCAGACCATATGGGAAAAAACTTTGACAAGTTTATAAACTATGGTCAAGTTGGCGCCGGAAATCAGTACATACTTCATAAACTAACTGAAAGTCATGCTAGAAATGAAATATCTAGCACAGACACAGTTGCGATTATGTGGTCCACTAGTGACAGATACGATTACATTGAAAAAAACAAATGGATAACCACTGGCAGTATAGATAGAAAATATGATCTAGTAGGATTTGAAATAAGAGATTGTGCATTTATTCACACTGCTAAAACTATCTTGAATAGTATTGGATGTAGATATGTGTTTTTTAGCCTAGACGATATATATCCTCATGATCCATTTGAGGAAACAATAAACACAATATTGTCTAGCACAATGGAGGTATTGTATAAAGGCGATTACTATAATCGTGTAGAAGATTTAAGACCCGCTCCGGGCACTTATGAAATACACGCAGGCGCAGATTGGCCCACTAAGGAACAATTTGCTACAGGAAATTTGCCTTATATACTTCCGGAAATAAAACAAGAAATTTGTGAAAGATTTCGTGCAAAAAACTTTCAAGAAGTTGTTGATAAAAAAATGTGGATGTGTCCGGATTTTCATCCAACTCCTGAGATGCATCTAGAATACTTAGATGCTGTATTACCAGACTGGCGAACATGGCATTAGAAAAAGAAACATTCACAGTTGATGAACCTTGCACACTAAGTTGTCCAGACAAATCGCATCCTCTGTTCACAGTAAAAATAACAGTAGACAAACCTTGGGCAGTATGCTATTATTGTAGTAAGGTATGGGTATTAAACAATGGCAATTCTAGGACTTAGCGCAGGGTTTCACGACGCTGGCGCAACACTAATCAGTAATCAAGGCAAAGTACTATTTGCAGGTCATGCGGAGCGTTACAGTGGCATTAAGAATGATGCTAACTTAAATGACGAGCTTATTGAAGATGCATGTAGATATGGTGAGCCTCATCATATAGCGTGGTATGAAAACCATTGGCTCAAACGCACACGACAGTTATACAGTGGCGAATGGCGCAAAGCACTGGACTTTAGCACAACACCCCAACGCATTGCACGGCGTCATCGTCTTTGGGCACCTATCACAAGTTATGGACATCATCAGTGCCACGCTGCAGCAGGTTTTCAGACTAGTCCTTTCGACAAAGCAAAAGTTTTTGTAGTAGATGCTATTGGTGAATGGGATACCATAAGTGTATGGGAGGCTTGGTATGAGCCACAGCGACTTGGCAAAGGCATTGCATGTTATAAAAAGATCTGGAGTCAGCAGTATCCTCACAGTATCGGACTCTACTACAGTGCAGTAACCAAGTATGTTGGCTTAAAGCCCATGGAAGATGAATACATTTTAATGGGCATGGCAGCATATGGCAAAAGTTATGTAACTGCATACCAGGAAAATCTAAAACTAGTTGAAGATGATAGAAGGATAACATTTAAAGATAACTTGCACACAGGCATTGATGAGGATCATTTTGCAGGCACAGGCTTAAATGAATATGATGTTGCAGCAGGCGCACAAAAAGTTACAGAACAACTGCTACGCAACCTATTTCAAAAGCATTGTACATTTGCAGACAATGTAGTGTTCATGGGCGGCGTTGCACTTAACTGTGTAGCAAACAGTATGCTCAGTGGATACTGTCGCAACTTGTGGATAATGCCTAACCCAGGAGATTGTGGTTCAAGTTTAGGTGCTGCAGCATTGATGTATGGTAAGAAACTACAATGGAACGGTCCTTACCTGGGACATGACATGGGCGGCGAGTATCCTGTTGACGCAGTTATTGGCGAACTAATGAGCAAAAAGATCGTGGGTGTAGCAACAGGTCGTGCAGAGTTTGGACCAAGAGCATTGGGCACTCGCAGTTTGCTTGCAGATCCCAGAGGTGAAGATATTAAAGATAGAGTAAATGAAATAAAGCGCCGCCAAAAGTTCCGTCCTTTTGCGCCAATGGTATTAGAAGAACATGCTGAGGATATTTTTAACATGCATGGCGGCACTAATCCATATATGCAGGGTGTTTACTATGTAAAGAATCCAGAACTATATCCTGCTATTTGTCATGCTGATGGAACTGCTCGTGTGCAAACAGTGGGCAAGAACGATCATCCAGGTGTAAGAGCGTTGCTTGAGAAGTGGTACTTTATGACAGGCTGTCCTCTGCTACTGAACACAAGTCTAAATATCAAAGGCGAACCAATGGTAAACAATCGTGCTGACGCAGATAGATTTGAAGAACGTTATGGTGTTAAGGTATGCAGTTAGAAGAACAAGTAATTGCTGCATTACGCGAAGTATATGATCCTGAGATAAGCATTAATGTTTATGATCTTGGATTAATATATAACCTTGACGTTAAAGGTGATCATGTACATGTACAGCACACACTAACAAGTATGATGTGTCCGTTTGCAGATCAAATCTGCCAGGACATTACTGATGCAGTAAAAGGTGTTGACGGTGTCGCAACTGTGGAACGAGAACTTGTTTGGGATCCACCATTTAGTATGGATATGATTCCAGAAGAAACTAAGTTTGCGTTAGGCTGGGATTAATGAAAGATCTACTGCTAGTATTTTCTCCTGGTGCCAGGGGAAATTTTTTAAATTCTTTTTTAACTGACTCTATTAGCGAATCTGCTTTTGAATTTCATAATGCAACATATATTCATGCATGGCAACTAGGTATAGAAAATAATGACATTGTCCGATATATGCATAAAGATCTTAGTAAGCATTATATTCATGATAACTGTTTTATCCAAGAAAGATTTAACCAAACACAATATCTTAGTATTTTTATTGATTTAGATAGAAAAAAACTAGACAGGTGGTTGTATCTTTTTTATAAAAAAAACATAGTAGTACAAGATAGTTCATTTAGTAATTTATTGGAAGAGCATACATTTGATAAGTTATATAGAGCAATACATTATGAACTAACTCTTTGTAAAAATATTGATCATAACATATTTGATTATGTTGTGCCGTTTAGTAAACTATATGATTGGGACTATCTTAATGATCTTAAATTTAAGATTAGTGGAACTCATTCGAATAAAAAAGAAATAGTAGATAAAACAAACTATTTAAATGATGTTGATGATATACATTTTAAAACAATTGTTGATATGGCAACTAGTATAGATCCGGATGAAATTTTGCCTTATAAACTTTACGATAGATATTTAGAAATAGTAAAATAATGTTTGACATTTACTGTATGCAAATGGGCGGTGAAACTACACTGCCTGCACACACAAAATACACACGATATAATAACACGCACCTAGCAACTATTAAACGCATAGTTGAAAAGGCCCGTACAGAATATGTATGGGTTGTTAGTGACCTGTGCGATTATACGGATTTTGATTTTACTTGGCAACCTGTGCCTTGGGAAGCAACACAAATCCATTGTTGGGCAAGCGGTGATTGTCAGTTCGGCGATACTTTCCTAGTACCTGTAGCAGCGTTTAAGCGTCAAG